TCCTGCTTACAAAAGAACGTCTGCTTCTGCTGCATAAAGAGTGAATACGTTTTCTTTGAAGTATCTGGAAACTCCAATAGTTCCATCTGCTTTATCGTAATTGAATTTTCCTTCGCATGTGGCAACTTCAATGTCAAATTCCTGCATGAGCAGATTTGCAAGTTCCTGTTTGGTCAGAAGACGCTTATTAGCCGCGCCTAGAACTGCTGTCTGCATTGCTTCGTTGTTTCTCATGTATCCAATCATTTTCTTAGAAGTAACGGCTCTGTTAACTACATATCCCTTATCTTCTGCGACTGCTACCATTTTCTGAATATCTCCCATGATGTCAGCAGCAGGCTTAGACCAGTCAGAAAGATCTACTTTTGCATCAGCGGGAACGCCAAAATCAACTTCCATTTTCACCCTGTTCTCATTAATATTGAGTTTGCCGGTGGAAAGAATTTGACCTTTCATAACTTTTGTTCTTTCAAATACGCTCTTGAAAAGTCTTGTTGCATCATCAAAAACATATTTTGTAAGAGATTCATCGTCCGGGACACCATTTTCGATAGCTTCCTGTAATTTTTCAGACAGATTGCTTTTCTCCTTAATCAGGAATTTTTCAGTCATTACTTTTTCGAATCCAGGTCTGGAACTGATATGTGCTTCTGTATCAAGGGCATGAACATAAGCTACTTTAGGAAGGTTCTGCCCGCTCATCAATCTGTAATATTCTGCTTTCCAGAACTGGGTTTTTACATTTGGAAAAATTACGTCCAGAATGCCAGCACTCGGTACTGGAAAATTTTGGGAAAACTTAAGTCTCTCTTCTTCTGTGATAGTATCTAAAACATTATATGGCATCTGTCATACCTCCTTAAAATACTGGGTCTTCTGTAGTTACAAAAACGATTCCTGATTTTTCAAGTTCAGTTTTTGCTGTTTCATCAACTGTTACTGGGAGTCTTTTTTCAAGAACACGACCTGCAACAATCACAGAAATCGGTCTTTTAGCATCATCTGTCATATCAACATCTTCAAACACAATGCCGATTGCGCCTGTTGCATTTGTCGGATATACAGAACCTGCTTTGATAATTTTCTTAGTTCCAACTGTTTCAGCATTTGTCTGTTCTGCTGTGTAAGTTTTGAGTACTAATCCCACCTCAGATTCAAGGATATTAGGTGTGGACTTATACTGCTCGGTTTTCATAAAAGCCATAATTTAATCTCCTTTTCTTATAAATAATCAACCGGGGCATTTGTGCCGATTGTTTTGCTTTCTGCTCCTTTGGAAGGTAAGTATTTTTCGAAATATTCTTCTGCTTTACTCTTTTCTTCCTTTTTGCCGCCATTGGTTCCACCGCCTGGGTTTGGAGTATTTTCAAGTACTTCCTTTTCCCAAGCTGCCTTGGCAGTATCGAGAGTTGTTTTATTTACCTCGGAAATTCCATCAACAAAAGCCTGAGCTTCTTTGAGCGCATCTTCGGCATCCATATTTGAAAACGCTTTGATTGCTCTTACGTAGGCATCACCTTGCATTCCTGCGTTAGCAAAAATAGAAGTGATTTTTCCTGTCAGTGCTTCTCTCTGGGAAGTTGCAAGTGCGGATTCAAGGTCAGAAATTCTTTTCTCGTTTGCAGCTTTTTCTTTCTGACGTTCAAGTTCTGCTTTTTCTGCATCAGTCATGTTTTGCTGTTTCAGCTCATCAAGTTCTTTTTGCAGTGCTTCTGCCTTATCAGCTTTTTCTTTAAGGGAAGTGTTTTTGTCTTTTTCCTTTTTTACTTCTCCTGTGACGGAATCAAGATATTTGGTCACCTGTTCATCAGACGGTTCCTCAATTCCCATACCGATAAGTACTTGTTTTGCCTGTTCTCTTGTCATGAAATCTCCTTTCTTCCAGATCATCACACTTTTTTCACACGGTTCGCTCCGCATATGACCTGCACCCGATTTACGCTCACGGGCTGTTGCAATATTTTTGAGTATTAAAAAAGAAATCTTAGTTTCCCAAGATTCCTTAAATAATTAATGTAAAAACGTTTATTCTTCGTCGGTGGAAGAAATTATTGCTGATTGATTTTGAACTGATTTCTGGCTAAAATTGTCAATCAATTCTTGTGCTTTCTGCATTTCCTCTTCTGGATTCTTATACAATGACTGCATGTACGGAAAACTCATTTCGTATACTTTCTGCGGATCACTAAATAATCCACAAGTAATAAGTGCAATGAGCGGATGTATTTTATTCTTAACCAGATAATCGAGGGCCTGTGCTTTAACAAGCATGTTATCCGTTGGGTTTCTGGTAATTTTTACATCAAAATCTCTTGTCGAAAGTTTTATATCACCAGTAGTATTTCTTATAATGTTAAGTATTATTCTGGCAGATGCTTTCTCAGCTTCACGGATAAAAGGTTCATCCAATTTGGCTCTACGCTCTGCGAAGTCCCAACCATTGCGGAGATATACGGCTTGACCGGTATCTCCCCCTGTGTTCTGTTGTCTATCTGGCATTCCTTCAACAATCAGCATATTGCTGTAAATATCATCTTTAGCAACTTGACTTTCTGATTGATTCAGTTCAGCAGTCATCAGTTCAACATCCGACTGGCATCCATTGCTGGTATCTTTAACAGATATAGCGCCAAGTTTTACCATCTTGAGGAATTCGTTCTCGTCAATCTCGCAGTTCTTGAATTTCATAAAGGCTTGAACAAACTGTTCAACTCCATCCATTCTGTTTGACTGCATGTTATTGATTGTATCGAACATTGTGATTGCTATTTCAACATCAGATAATCTGTCATGATTGTTTGGATATTCAATAATTGGAATGTTTCCGAAGCCATTCAGACCTGCTTTTTTAATCTTTCCATTCTGCACAATAAAATACTGGTTTTTTGAATAGCACTGATAATACTGTTGGTCATCTTCGTCTTTTAATATCTGAACCGACATCAGTGGTTTTCCGGTGCCTTTGGAATAAACAATGTAGCAATCTCCCGGATACGGAATAAAAATTCTAAATGGCGGAATGTCTGAATCTGCTGTCCAATCTTCTTCACGAAGAATGCACTTGTATGCAGTTCCTACTGCACTTTGATATGTTCCTAACTCAATGTTTCTGGCTTCTGCATTTGCTTCATCCAGGTAATCATTGAACAGGTCTACCTGTGCGTTGCTTTCTTTTGTAGCGTTCTTTTTCTTACAAACAAACTGAATTGGTTCGCCATAAGTCTGAGATGCTTTGAAGCGTACAACTTCAAGTGCGTGATTCTCGCACACTCGATTGTTAATTTCAGGACGCACAAGTTTTTCTCTGTAAAGAACTGGCTGGTCGCCTTTGTAGTATCTATACAGATAATCAATCATAGTTCTGTTTCTATTGTGAACACCGATTGTATCAGCAATCACTTTCAGTACATTTTCTGGTGCAATTTTGTTTACTCCGGTATATGCTACCTTTCTGCCAAATTCACCATGGCAGAGATCAATATAATTCATCTTATTTCTTGCCACTGCCCGTACCTCCTTTTAGGCATGAAAAAAGCACCGAGTTTTCGCCCGATGCTTCATACATTTTCATCATATATTATACATAACTGAAAAGTTATATTCAGTAAGAAAAGGTGCTAACTTTTGAAATTAAGCATTTCTTTTACGTAATTCACGGCTCTTCCATGGAATTGTTTAATGTATTCTTCGCTGTATTCCATTTCATCCGCAATAACAGTTAGCTTTTTCCCCTCTATGTATCGTTTGTACAAAAAATCATAATATTGGGGATTTTTCACGGATTCTATAACATCTATAAGTTTCTGTTTTTTATCCATAAGTTCTACCACATTATCAGCTAATTCACGCTGCGCATCTACCAGTTTTGCTATGGTATCGCCTATTTTATCTTGGCTTCCTGAAGTCTGAACGCGTTCAATACCATATGCCGAAGCACTAATACTGGTGGCAAGCAATTTTAAGTGTTCGATTTCTTCCAGTTTGTTATTTATAACTTTTTCGTATCGTTGAATTTGATTCAGATATTCCTTTATATCCATACTATCTCCTTCCCCAAAATGGATTCTGCATTGCCGTTGCTTTACCACCTAATGGATTTTGTACGTACTCAGCCATCATAGCCAAAGAATCGATTCCGTCATCATGTGGTACTTTTGCCCTAGTGGTATACGTAGTTACGTTAGCCATAAATAATCCGTAATCAGACTTTGCTTTGTACTGACTTGGATGCAGAAAATAAAAATGTTTTGCTATATAGTCCGAATTTACAAGAATCTTTGTTTCTTTATTTGCTGATGTTGGTTTTGTCTCAATTTCAGCTCGGCACTTTCCAGTAATCATTTTCTGGATATTGTGTGCCACGCGGTTTCCGACATTATTTGATTCAAAACGAATCTTATGTGGGTTATGTCTTATCAAAATATCTGCTGTCTTTCTATCCAAAATGTCATAGTCTGTAGTGTCATCAAACACCACATCAGGAAAGAAAAATTTATCTCCGTATTGGTATGCAAGGCGCCCATATTGCATCTGCATCTTTATCTGGAATGATGACGTATTCATCCTCGCATCCATCCGGCACGTCTTCTTTACTGAAAAAGAATCGTTTTAATTTATCCGGTGGCAATAATAATCCCTCACGTTCTACCGGCTGGTGCTGATAAAGACAGTTGTAAGAAATTTCATCCATGGATTCTTTAGCATCATTGTGGATTCTTTAGCATCATTGAAATATTTCTCTGAGAATCCATTTACCGTAAATAGGAAATTACTTTTGCCGTTCTCATCAAGAGCCGGTACTGCAATAAACCTTGCCCGTGGGTTTCCAGCATATAGTTGTTGCAGCTTTCCGATAGGATCATGTACTGACCATCTAGTGGCAATATAAAACTCTTTGCATCCCTCAAGTCTACGGGAACGCAAGTCATTTACCACTTTTGTCCATAAGGTATCAAGTCGGTTCTTATTCAAAGCTTCTTCAATACCAGACACAAGGTCATCGGCAGTAAGAAATCTATTGCATCTAGTGGCGCCAGTCAAAGAACCATCAATAGAACGAAATGTCCATGTCTTAAATCGTCCGTTTCTTTCGAGATTGACTGTAGTTTCCTTTGCATTTGTTCCTTGAATTTCTATGTTAGGGAATATCTCATGCCACGTATATTCCACGGGATCATTGATAATTTCCAGAACACCATCATAAAGGGAACGTGTCAGAATGCTACTGTGTGCCGAAGACAGGTTAAAGTCATTCGGGAACCATCCACCTACCAATGATAAAAAGAAATCTTCCAGAGTACTCTTTCCACAACCCGGAGGTACGCTTAATGCAAATATATCTAATTTATCATCCATCAGGTCTTGCAGTGAACCTATGATGTTATGCTGCAAGAACACATTTCTTCGTGGTTCATAGAATCGTTCTTTCGGGATTCGGTTCTTTTCAAGGTAAAGGAGCCCGCTGTCAACCTGATAGTTCTGTGCTTCCAACAACAAATACTGCCAGTACAAATCATCAAATGAGCCACTTCCTGTAACTGCTGCCTGTTTCGCAGCTTCATTGTGAGCGTACCGGCTGACTTTCATTGCCATGTTCTGTGCATCTGGATTATCATTGAAAGGAAGGTCAATATTCATATTTAACAGCAGATCAAGGCAATCTTTCTGGTTTTGATAGAATGTCATATCACCATTAATGATTTGATTTAAAATTGCCCGATACCATTCAATCGAACCTTCTGTGAATTTTTGCATAAAAATAGAGCCAGACCTCCTTTCTTTTTAGGATTTAGTCTGGCTCTCGTGTGGCTCTTTGACTGGTTTATTTATTAAATTCCGTAAAAATATTTTCAATTACTTTCCATTCTGCGAATATTGCCATGAACAATAACGGAACCGCCGAAAGTCCCCAATGATTTTCAATTGTCATTTGAATTGTGGCTATCAAATAATCTGCTACCCATTTGAATATTATGAAATTCACAATTATCCAACATATTTTTCTGATTTTGTTCATTTGGTCACGCTTTCTTGACCGGCCATTCAAAGCCAAAATCTGAACGTTTGATTTTGCATTGTGGGCTTCCGTCTTTCCAGAAAACTAATCCTTCTATCTCGTGTTCAGAAAGATATTTTTTGATTCCCTCGAATGTTCTTTCGACTTCAACGATTTCTTTGCCGTGCTTTATCAAGGCATCGTAATCATCATTATACGGATTGCCATGAAAATGTTTTCCGTAAGCTTCATATGTGCCATCCGGCAATTTAAGGCCTTGATTTGTCCACATTGAAGTTACATAATATGCTTCTACAAACCACTTATCAGACGGATTATTCTCATCAACCTTTACCCATCCCGGCCAATGACCTGTAATGGAATCTGGCTCACAACAAGGAATAAATCCCTCTGGTGGTATTTTGTCTTTCTTGCAGTCATATCTTTTATAATATTCTCCGTCAATTATCGCGCAGCAAGAACCGTCGTATTTGACTGTTGCAACACCTTCTCCTTTAAGTACCCATTCCATGCCCGGATGCACTTTCGGAAGAACCTTTACAACCTTATGGTCTTTAAATTCTCGCTCAAATAATGTTGGTATCTTTTTCATTTACTCACCTCACAATACTTCTAAGTGAATCCCACCACTCATCTTTTTCTTTTATATCTTCTTCTCGTTTATATTGAATTTTTATTTTATATAGTCCAGAATCAGATACGTGTGGCTCAACATGTAAGAATTTGAATTTCTTTTTAAGATATCCTATTTCAAAAACACATTCTTTTGGAAAAACAGTATAAAGTGTGACAAATTCTACAAAAATAATTCTCTTATCTTTTTCATGGTACACATCAATATTTGCCAACGCATCGACAACTTTTTTGTCTTTAGCAAAAATCTTTATTGGAAAATTTACTACAAAATATTTGCTCATACATTAACCTCAATCTGGAATACCTAATTGTTTGTAAGTAAATACCGCTGTATATTTCTTTCCGCATTTGCAGCAAGTTTCTGTAATAGTGCAAGTTTTTTCTTTGTCATTACATTTCGATTCTGTATCAGAACTTTTGAACTTGCATCCACCTGTCAAAATACATTTAATCCGTTTTGTGTTCATCTTGTTCTCCTTGCAAAACTTTTCTGATGCAATCCTCAACAAGTATAAAGTCTTTATATGACATACGCATCTCGCAATTGTAAAAATGCTTTCCAATTTCATTTACAATTAATTTATAAATTCTAAACTTGGTTTCTTCCGAAAGTTCGTCCAGTTCCACAGGTTTAGTCTTTTGAAGTTCTTCCGCATCGCTGGCAACTGTTTTAATAACATCTTCATCAGGCACTTTTATAGAATCAATAGCTTTAAGAATGCCGTCTGTTTCAATTTTTGAACATGCACAATCATAACAAGTATTCATACATTCACCTCAAATTCTTTCTTACAGTTACTACCCTTGCACTTCAATTTAAGATGCTGAATTTTTGTATCTGGACTAATCAGAAGTGCTTTCTTCTCGCAAAAAGGACAGCAATACCACAGTTTGCCATTGATGTTCTTTATTAATGCCCGTCCGTCCCACGGCTCCGGTGGGTTCATTACCTGAGAAAAATCTATCCCCTCAGATTCAAATGCTGATTTGATACTCATTAAAAAATCTCCTTAAATTTTCTGCCGTTCAAAACCATTGTCTTTGTTTCCCCAATACGGATATTGCTCTAAGCATTTTCTCATATACTCGTGCGGATATGATTTCGCAAAGTCAGCAATTTCTTTGACAGGTGCCTGTTGTATCTTCGTCCTCCATTCTGGATAACCTTTTGTTTCTACGCCCATGTCAGTTCACTCCATGAACCTTTCTTAGATTTGCATAATATCGGTCAACTATTACGTCCAATGCAGTCTGAAGCTGATTGATTGTGATGCAATCGGACTGATGCTGCCTGTGATATTTTACGATTTCTACAGATTCGTCATAAAATGGCGTATCTGCCTTTTCGTCCACCTGTCTTTTTAACTCATTGTTATAAGCACACATTTTATCCAGTTCAGCCTGAAGCTCGTTGATTTTATTATCCTTGTCTAAAATCTCATGTTGCCATGTCTTCAATTCTCATAACTGCCTCCCTTAGATTTTGGTAAACGTTTCCATATCATAGTTATCCCGGATATAATCTACACATTCAGATAATTTCTCTTTTAGAAATTGGTCTTTTGCGATGTCTGGATGCAAGGTATATAACATACAACTGTTTTCTTTTCCGTCTTTCTGAAACTTCTTCCAGTCAAAAGTCATTAATGAACAATGGAATCCTTGTGAGATTTTTTGTCTTGTGTCTTATATAGAAATTGCAGAGTTTCTTAATCATGGCATCTTCTCCTATCTTGTAGACCACGTAACTATTTTATTCTTGCACTGTGGGCATATGATATATTTCTGCTTACGTCCACGTCCAGATGGCATATTTGTAGAAAACATTTTTTCTATGCATTCTTCTTTAACATCTTCTTTTTCATCGTACTGCAACACTGCTCCGCATTTTCCGCAATTTATTCTTTTTAATGTTCCAGGAACTAAAATTTTATCATTTTATATCACCACATTCCTCTATTAGTGCTTGACTCTCCAAGAAAGTTAGGTTGACAATCTTTTTTATCAAGTAATGTGGCCTTTGCGTTATAAATCGTCTTAATCCTATCAGATTCGAGACAAAATTCACTATTAAATTCAGTTTTGCAGTTTGTACAAATCCATTCTGCATCAGTTCTCAAACCTGCAGCATCTACGTCGCCGCCAAAGATATCCACTCCTGTATTGATTACCGTTCCTCCACAAAGTGGACATTTACGTTTATCTCGTAACAATAAATCATTTTCCATAATCTCATTTCTCCCTGTCTTCCCTATGTTTCATCTGGCACTCAATCATCTTCGCTACATTCTCACGTTCCTGTTTTATTCCATGTCCTTGACTAAACAACTCGCATTCGAGAATATTTCCGCACTTGGAACATTCATCGTTGATTTCTTTACCTGCTATTTGCATTATTCGTCCTCACAATAAATTAAAAGGTGTTTGGCAATTTGTTAAAAGCTCATTCTTTCCGTATAATCGGATCCCATCTTTTAATCCTCTGTCAATTAGCCAATCTGCTAATTTTAAAGGATGTTTAGGGGGTTCTCCATCTTTTGGGGTTGCTGCTTCAGCATTTGACTGAATAGTAAGTCCATACCACAAATGACGATGCCAGTATTCCAATGCTTCTTGGCTACATCTCTCTTCTAATTCCGAAAATACCTTTTTGTAATCAGATAAATCTTCTTCCATTTTCTTTACTTCTTGTACAGTCATCTCCTATGTCCTCCCAACATTCACAGCTATCATCAAGACATCTAAAATCTGCGCAATGTTCACTGTCACCATTACAGCAAACGCCTTCGTATGTCGCGTACCATTTACATGTACAACAATAATCTTTTTCTTCCATAATCCACCTCTCTAAACAAAAATTCCAGTACACGGACTTGAACCGTAACTAGCCACCCAACGTGGAGTACTGGAAACCATTCATAGAAAGGTAAGATAAAAATGAAATCCTTCCAATGATTGCATTTCATTGGAACGGTGCATCCGTGATTCGAACACGGACAACATTTCTGTTGGAAGACTTAGCAAGTCTCTCTGTTACCATTACAGCAATGCACCACTTAACTAACCAAATCTGATTTTATTGTATCGTCAAAAAATCAAAAAAAACGGTGGAAACCTTATTCGCAAGAGCTACGCCCACAAGTGGAATCGAACCACTACACTACACCTAGTTCGCTCCGTATGTTTTATATTTTCTCAATTGTAATGCAGTCGTACCTTTCTGAATTGATTATGTTTTCCATAGTTTCAATCGGATTGTATCCAAGGTTCTGTAATACCTGTTTGAATACTGTTACCGACTGACCACTTGCAAGCTGTACACCTTTTCTTGTGGCGTCTGCATGGAATACGTCATGTCTGCTGTTGACATTCCAAAAGATAATATTCGGAATAACATATCCGGCTTTTCGGAATTTCTTTTCCATTTTGTCATAGAAAGTCCAATCCTTATTCCCACTATAATCAATTTCCATATCAGAGATAACGACTATAGCTTTCGGCATCTCTTCTTGTAAAACGTTGTTCTCTTCAGCAATATCGAGTACTTTCTCAAATGCAGCTTTAAGGTTTGTGCCATAGCCCCAATTTGCTTTTGCAACATTGATTATTTTCTGATGAAGTGTTTCTCCATTCAGAGAAACAATCTGTGGACAACTAGAGAATGTCATAAACAAATTATGATATGCTCCTGTATTTCTCTCGGCAAAATATATTGCCAAACCGATTGACGTTGCCATTGGTCTTCCATACATTGAGCCAGATACATCAGCCATTATCAGTGCATTTGTTCCCTGTTCAACATAATCTGGAAGTGCTTTCCACTGTGCTTCAAGAACTTTGTTGTTTTCTCTTCCATAAAGGATTTTTTCTACGATGTCGTATGGATACAAGGTTGAAGCATTGATTTTAGCTTCTCCTTTATCAGCTTTATTGATAAATTCGCTGAATCTATCTGGATCATGCTTTGCAAAGGCTCTACGATAAATCATCATTGCACGGCTTGGAACTTCTGGATATTTAATCTCGTTCCACTTACCGGCAGACATGAGGCTTTCAACAACACCTATCTGTTTTCTCATGCTGCGAACGATTCTCTTAAAGTTGTAAACTGGATAGCCTAACTTCTGTGCAGTCATAATTCCTAATTTTCTAGTCTTTGCACTACTTGCGTCAGCAGTTTTAATCCATTTGTATCTTCCAAACACTCCAGTCAAATCAAGGTTTGGTCTGAGCGCTTCTGGATGATACTCTGCCATATAGCGAATAATGGTTCGGAAAGTTTTTCTTTCTCCAAGTCCGCAACGAATATCTCTTGCGTAAAAAGCAATCTTTGTTGCAAAGAGCTTGTCCTGTGCATACGCTTCTGAGAACAATGTAGTGATTCTATTCTCATCAGCATCTCTTAATGCTCCAACAGTTCCAAACAAGTCAAGTCTTGCATCGCTTGTAGTGCTCAGTGCGACTGCGCCATTTTCAGTTCTTGTGAATTTACCTTCTTCTTTCATTGCGTTTGCGAAATCCATGTTTTTCTCCTTTCAGGACACAAAAATATAAAATATTCGCCTAAGATTTTATTAATAAATAAGTTGCTGTAAGTGTCCCCTAAAATTTTCATGATGCTTTTGGTTTTTATGATTAACAGTCATATCCAGAATAATTGCTGTAAGCACCACATAGTGGCAAGGGATGGAGTCGAACCATCAACACGTACCTTGTAATGGAAGAATTGCTGTAGAAGTCACAAACATGACTTGCAATCTTTTTACTGCTCTACCAATTGAGCTACCTCGCCATAGTTGCCGCCTATAACGGTCAAACACTCCAATGAAAGAGCAATTGGGTTGAGTTCCACATTCATAGAAAGAAGGTGTATTGAGAATTTGTTTTAATCCGCTGAATGATAGACGGATTAAGTTGCAGGAGGCGGATTCGAACCGCCGTTCTCAAGAATATGAGTCTTGTGAGATTCCACTTCTCTACCCTGCCTTGTGTGGATTTTCAGCGTATTTGTACCGGCAATCCACAAACCGACTGTTTCTTACATCTCGGACAGCTTCCTCATATCCAATATTTACAGATTGGATAATGGGAGAATGCGGAGTTGAACCGCCCTGGTACTGTTAATCAGCCCTCTGCCCCTTATGGTATTATTCCCCCAGAACCCGGAGATTGTTCCGGGTTAGCAATGATTTTTTCGTGTTATGCTTTCCACTAGGCAATTTTTCATACGCACGGAGTTGTTTCGGATATTATTATGCCTTTTAACTTTATGCTTCTTGAAAACTCCCTGCCATCAATGTGCACTTGTGATGGCTTATTGAAACTAAGAAACATTTATCGGACGGGAAATCAGATCAAGCACAAGCCTATGCCGTTACATACCTTTGCTCATTCTGATTCACATACGCTCATCCGAAAGTTTTTTCTGCCCATAAAACGGATGGGTAGCATACGGAAGAAATGGAAATTCTGAGATTCGAACTCAGGACTTCCCGGTTATGAGCCGGGCGTTCTAACCGCTGAACTAAATTTCCTGAGTAGAAGCAGTCTCCCGGATTGCAGATTTTGAGTTGATTTGCTTCTACTGTTGCGGTTCTTTGCCACCAGCCGCAACAAAATACATCGTTTTTACGATGATTCCCATCCGGGACATTTGAAGCCCCTTTAATCAGCTCCGTTGAGCTAGATGGGTTTTCGTCGGAGGGTCTATGTAAAATAAACCATTGCCAGGTACATGCGCAGCCCGGCAAGCTGGGCTAGTGGGATTCGAACCCGCGAATACAGCAGTCAAAGTGCTGTGCCTTACCACTTGGCGATAGCCCTAGAATCTTTCTCCCACTCCGCACCATTACAAAAGCAGGAGAAAGAATTGAATGTGTGATAATATTTTTATTATGTGCTCTACAATTGCAACACAACTTATGTGGAGAATCAGCGTTTAAATAACTAAGTTGTTCTCTTTTTTTGTAGAGTCATATTTGCTAAATCGGATGTCTCGATCGTTTGCTTGCATACCGCTCCACTACCGGACAAGCGTATCCTTTCGGTTTAATTATAGGTTTAACCCGCTCTATGATAAAAAACGGAATAATCCTCATAGGAATTGCAATCAGCATGTATTTACCTCGCAGTGCAAATCAAAACTGTATTAAGTATCATTCCTGCTTCCATCAGCAAGAAGAATGCTGTGGAAAATTGATTGCCTTTGTAATTCCGGCTCATCAAAAATGCAGCTAATGTAGTAAAAATCAGAATATTAATTGCCACTGCGATAATGGTTAATGGTAATCTCATTTTTCCTCTCCAATCATAAAATTAAGTATCTTATCTGCAATTTCTTCTTCCGGCTCAAATGGTAATCCACAGTAATTATAACGCTCTAAAGCCGATTTTAGGCTTGCTTTGAATCCACGGTAAATTTCCCCGTGTTGTAACAGTTCATGCCTTAAAACTGAAACTGCATCAGTAATTGATTGAGAAGTGAAACTAATTTGTGCCAGACACTCCATTTCAATATCCGGCTCTGCCACCATCTCGAATACAAATGTCGGAAGCTCGTCAACAGCAACATGGAAATCAACAGACTTTACTCTTGGGACTTCATTGTCCGTCAATAAAGCACTGTGTCCCCATCCAGTTATACGGACTCGGATTTATAATTTTCACAACAGGCATCTACACATCCCCTTTCTTGTGCATTGCAATATGTCAGTAGATGTTCTGCAATCTCTTGAAGCTGATTTGTGTCGTACTTTGCAAAGGTCTGCGGTTCTTTATTATGCAATGGTGAAAATGTACCGGATTTGCTAGGTTCAACAGTTATCGTTGCATTAATCAGCATGGACGCCGCGTCAATTGGTTCGTCTGGAAGCATTAAATCGTCCTGATTCTTATGTACTCCCATAAAAAGCTCGATTCCATCCGCTTTCATTAGCATGTAATCGTGAACTTTATCGAAGTCCGGTGCTTCCTCTGTAATAACCGCTTTTCCGTTTTCTACGTACACATAATAAACTTTTTCGTTTCTATTCATTCGTTTCGTTCCTTTCCAAAATCGCTTTTTTTATTTTTTAAGAATTTTTCAAGTATCGACATTCGTCTACCTTCTCCGAAAATATTCTGCCAGTGCTTCCCTTGTGATCTGGGATACGCTTTTGCCGGTTCGGTTCTTCTCGGCTATGAGTTTTCGTTCTAGCTGGTACGGAATACGAATTCTGATTGATTCGCCCTGAGGATTATTATTTTTCATAGGCAGTATCCTTAACTAACAATCTCAATCGGGCATCCAAGCTGTTTTTCCAACTCGGCAATAGTAATCTTTCTTGGCTTCATCACATCAGCATCAACACGCTGGATAATGCCTTCTGAAGTTTTCGCAAGTCCTTTGCCAGAAAATTTATCTATTCCCTCATTTGCAAATATGCTTAAATGCTCATATCCATAAGCTCTGCACCATCTTGTAGCTGAATCAACAATTTTTCTTAATTCCGTTTCAGGATCACCAAACAAATCCGTGTAAGAAATAGCCTGGTCAAATTCTGCATGGCTTATCGTTGCTGGAATTAAAATCTGCTTATATGGACTTCCGATAAATCTAAAGAATCTGTTAGTAATTAAAGCTTTTTCGCCTTTTGGTAATCCAAACCCTTGTGCCACAGCTTTTTTAAGTAACTGTTCCGATTCTAAATCACTTTTTGTAGTAATAGCCTTGTTTGCAAAATCAATCATCCTTTTCCTCCCCTAAGATTTTGTATAATGTTCCCCTGGAAACTCCAATGATCTCAGCAAATTGAATTTTTGTAATCTCACCATTCTGCCATCTGGCTTTAGTATCTTCAAAAAGTTTTTTGTCAATCTCTTTCTTTGCACGTCCTTTATATTTGCCCTGAGCCTTAGCAATGGCAATGCCCTCTGCTTGACGGCGTTTGATATTTTCTCTTTCTTTTTGCGATACATACGAAAGAATCTGGAGAACCAAGTCTGCTACAAACGTACCATCCAAATTTTTTGATATGGATGTATTGAGAAGTGGCATATCTTGAACCATGATGTCCGCTTTGATTTCTTTTGTAATAATCCTCCATTGTTCCAGAATCTCTTCATAATTTCTTCCGAGACGATCGATAGAATGGAGAACCAGCATGTCACCTTCTCTAAGTTCCGAAATCATTTGCTGGTATTGCGGACGATTAAAATCTTTTCCTGACTGTTTGTCCACGTATATTTTTTCAACGCTATCTGCTTTCATGGCTTCAATCTGTCTTGCTTCGTTCTGGTCAACTGTTGATACTCTTGCATATCCTATCTTCATATATACACGCCCCTGTTTCTTTATAAATAAATTATACACCTTAGCGTGTGCGATTGCAAGTATATTGTTCACATTCAAGTGAATTATTATTGATTTTTGAAACGTTTGCGTTTATTATATAATTATAGGAGGTATCGTTATGGTTTCTCAAAAAGTAAAACAGATAATGAGACTCAAAAAAGCAACCAATGTTCAAGTTGCCGAACATCTTGGAACTTCTCCACAAGCTTTGGCAAATAAGTTTTCCAGAGGAACGCTTTCTGCTAATGAGTTGATTACTATTCTGGATTTCCTCGGATGCCAAATAGTGGTTGAAGCCATACCAGATGTAATCGTCAAATTTAATATTGATGATGTTAGAGAAGAGTCGTAATGGCTCTTCTTTTTTTTACTTGCTCCGTCACATTGACGGGGCTTTTTTATTTTTTCGGGAACTCGGAGGACTTACTAGGCCGATGTGGGTCTGTATATATACCCCCTCCCGGGTCTGTTCCTGGTAACGCTGACCGGGTAGCCCTTTGCCCCATGGGTTCCCGCTGCTCTGGCCTTAACGCTGTTATTCGTTCGGCCTGCGGCAGCGATCAAGGAATATTACTCGCCGTTTTATTGTCATATTGCACAAAAAATCGTTGTTATGCCAATGTATACTTAGAGTACACCCTAAAAGAACATTGAACGTTACTATATATTGTGCGCTAGTCCCAGAAAGTACAACATATTGTTATAGCTCCGGCTTTTCCATCTCCGGAAGCTCCAACACGTCCTTGTACTTGTCCGCGATCTGTTGTGCTGTCTGCTTTGGCTTTCCGTTGTTCTCTTCTGCGCTCCGTCCGTTTGGTGCGTTCCATCCGAATTTAGAATTGAGTTTCATTGCCACACCTGTGTTATTCTTATCACTGATTCCAATGTTTGCAAGTGAGTGTTCGTCATTCGCATTTAATTTTTTGATTAGGTCAAGGTGTGCTGTGCTTGCTATTTCCCTATACTCCCCTCTCTTATTCAACTTCCACTCCTGTATATCCTTAATAACATTGCCGTCTGTATCTATATATATCTTTGTCTTATATTCTCCATTTACCCAGTTATACATAGTCTGTTCACTAATCTTAATATATTTAGCAAACCCTTGTATATTTGACTCCTTGTTATATACGCCACATATAAATATATAATAGTCGAGTATGTAATTGATCAGTTCTGCATTATCGCAATCTAATATAGTCTGTCTGTTGTACTTGAGCGTTACGTTTTCAGGCTTCAGAAATACATGATCCCCTGCATAACTAAGAGCTGACTCAAATGTGTTCTGAGGTGCTTTCATAAGGTCTTCAATACCATATTCAGCGCAAAATATATCTAAGTATTTCTTTGTGTCCTGTTTAAACGTATCTAACACGCTATTGTCTGTACTCTGCACTGTATCACCTCACTTTATAACGTTAATCTATTAAATCATTATAAATAAAAAAAAGCCGGTCGGCTCTGGTTCGTTGTCCAGTAGCTAACCGGTTCAGCCCTCCAGCGGTTCGTTCTCGCTTTCGGTCTGTATCTGTATCTCTATTAACAGTATTAACATACAAGTTGTTGTTCTGTCAACTATTAATTTAAAACTTTTAGTCAATCTCATATAACAGCATATACTATATCTATGTATATTATATATACTATATACAATATTATATTAATCAACTCAGCCTCTGGAATCTAGGAAGGGACAGGGAATAACTATAATTATAGATATTCATAATCCATAATATTAATATATATAATATTATAATAGGGCATTTTGAACACACAAAAAGCCAGACCTTCCGGCATCTGATCCGGCATGATCTGGCTATATTTTTTTCGTATTCAGTTACGATCCGCTTTGTCAGCCCTGCCCCTTCCTGAGTTCCGTCGGCTTCGTTGTATTGAACATAACAGAACGACTCGTAAAAGTCAAGTAAAAATTTGTCGTTGACTTTTTGATGATATTGTGCTATGAATAATTATGTCAGGACTTCGGCGGCAGTTCTGTACCTGTCCTAAAAGCCGCCACAAAAAGCATGATATAAGCCACTGGAATTTTCCAAGGGCTTTTTTGTATTCAAATATTTTGGCTTGTTTCTCTTGCTCCCTTGTTTAATCGTTTGTTTTATACATATGCCTGCCAGTTGTTACTTTGGTTTTTCCTTTGAATCTCCAGTATTTTTTCATAGCTATACCACGAGTTTTTGTAATAGTACATGCATCCTTTTAAACATCCATGCGAAATATCCGTAAAAAGTTCAGATATTTTCGAAGCATTTCCGAAATCTTCCACCGGAAGCAAATCTTTTCTAACTCGAATCTTATTAGTTTTCCCCCAGATACTCAACCATTCAATCTGGTATCTTTCTTTTAACTCGAGAATAATATATCCGTCCTGACAATCGACGTCTAATTTTCCCTCGAAACTTCTGTAAATTTCCTGCATTTCTTACCCTCCTATATTTCCCCGTCTGGGGTGTTCTTCTTTTGTTGTCTTTATTATATAATATTAGTGCTTAATTGTCAATAGAAATTTGTGCTTAATTTATTATTTTTTCATCTTGTCCATTCTATCAAGTTCTGCAAGAATTAATTCCCTCGCAAAAGCGTTGGTTTTTAGTCCGTATGCGTTTATTCTGTCAAGTGTTCCCTGCGGTAAGATCACATTAATTCTATCCTTATTTTTCATGCATTTCTTAACTGCTTCTCTATTTTTTATCGCTTTTTCTTCTGCTGTTAATTCTGCCATGTTTATCCCTCCTTTATTTTGTTTCATTATAATATACATGTGCTTAATTGTCAATGATTTTAGTGCTTAATAAAATTGCACAATTCGCCTCTTATAATTAGTGCTTAATTTGGCTATTATGTCAATTGTAATTAGTGCTTAATTATAGTATTATAATATCAGCTATCAGCGAAGGGAACACAAGAAACAAACAACCAGAACCGCCCGAACCACTCAAACCAATGAGGACATAGAGAACCGGATCCGATTAATTGAAAAATTCTAGTTCCTAGCAACTAAATAAAAAAAGCCGGTTGCAATCCTACCAAGACAAACAACCGGCACCCAACAAAAAAACGAAAGGTAGCCCTATTATAACAGGGGCAAGGGTAAAAAGCAATGTTAAAAACAAACTCAAAGGAAGTTATGAACAGAATTAAAAAAATTATCATGGACAGCTACGAAGCAGCCGAGGAATATTATACATATGAAGGTGCAACAATGAAAACAGAATACAACGAAATCTGCAAAGATATTTTAAACATGTTCTACATTGAAAAGTTGCATCTTGATAACAGATATAAAGCCGGACGTATTAGCAAATCAGATTTATTTATGGACTGGATGCAAGGACTCCCAACGGCTTTCCCGGTTGCTGATGATATTTTTCTTCATAGTGCCGTTGACTTCCTGGGCGATCTTCTGGACGAAACCGAAGAAGAAAAGCAGCGTTTTACAGACGAACAGGCAGAAAAAAGATCCGTTTATCTTCTGTATAGTCAATGAACGAAAAAAGATATACTTATAAGCAGTGGAAAGCAATCCACCGAAGAAAAGTTATTCATGCCGTAAAAGCCTACTTGTTAGGCTTTGCGGTTGCTTCTTTCCCATTTTTGTTGATTGCTCATTATATTTTAGTTGGATATTAACGGGGAGGTGCTAACAATGTCAGAACGCCAGAAAGTCGCAGAAATGACAAAAACACTTGTAAATATGTTCCCAGATTCAAAAAACGATCTGGAAAAAGAAAAATATTATTACGATCACAATTATTTCACTTTCTACGATTGGGAAGAAAATGTTATAAAAATTATTTTAATGGCAGCATAAAAAGGAGGGCTATACAATGATCAAAATAGATATGTGGTACAACGACAAAAAGGAACAGGCAACCGGGCTCGATATTTGGTTTAATGATCTTGGGTGTTTTTCGCCGACAGCGTGCAAGAAATTTGTGAAGCGTTCCCACATCTGAAAGAAAAAATAAACGCTTGTTTGAACTAAATAAAATAATTTCGGGCGGGGCTTTCCCGCCTGTTTTTCAATCAGAAAGGGGATTATATATGATAGACAGAATTATAAAACCAACGTCCAAGCAGACCGTTGACGCAATTTTAAGCGGTGATTTTTAATATTTAATGCCGTTTCTTCCGGCGCTGCCCCATTAATCTGGTACGACTTGCCGCCGGTCCGTTGCCAGTCTGGGGCGGTGTCTGTGATGCGGTATGCGTTGCATAGATCGCCCAAAAAATCGGATCATTTACAACTTTCTTGTATGGAGATAAAGGACGGCCGCATAATACCGACATCTGACCGTCAATATAATATCACTGACGGCGGGTTTTTTGAGTTTTTCCGGGGCTTTCCCCCGGGCAATTTAGAGCGGTAAAACACTGTTCTTTTTCTGGTGTCCTGCATCCGCTCCGGGCGGCGTTGGTTCGTGACCTGTGCCGGGTTTTCTGCTGTAGTGCCTTTTATGCGGCTTTTAACGGCTTATAACTGGCTTTCGGTAAAATATACCGCATACGGCTATAAAATCGTTTCTAGGCTGTTTTACGCAATCAACCAAAAGGATTGACGGCAAATTATAACAGGCGTATTATGGTTATATATGTCAATGTGGATAACTGCCGACTTGGATTCTGTCCAGGCCTATAGCTGCATCTATTCCGGATCGCTTCGGGCGGTCTTATTTATGAACCATTTTTACACGCTGATTTTCTGGCAGTCCGTCCAGCTTATGCAGCTATTGCCGACTTGCTATCCTTGCAAGTGTTTATTTGACGTTTTGCAGCCGTTTATATGCTTACATGTGTATTTTATCAACTGTAAATGCAAAATTGATTTTAGGCATGTTTACGGGCTTTATAATAGCATTGGCTTATTATATTGTATCCCGGTTTACTGCTTCATAATGTTTTAACGCTGTATTTTGACTTTTAAGCTGTTTTATATCGTTGCCCGATAAGTATAAGGCTTATGCCGTTTGAATTGATTTTAGGCGCAATTATGCAATTAATTATAATGTTTCTAGTATGATCGTGTGCATCGGATGGCAACACGTTTTGCTGCGGGTATATTTCTTGATGTATCATCACTTTACTATGAAGTCTCACGAGTGCTAATTTTCACAGACATTCAAAAAGACCCGAAGCATGGATTTTGAACGAAAAAAATCATTTTTCCATGGATACGGGTCATTTTATAATTTTTATTTATTTGTAATTTTGTACAAATATTTTTATAGCATCTATTCTGGGTTCATGAAAAATTCCGAAAACATTTTCTAAATATGTATATTTCATTCTTGACAATATGCCATTTTTGTCATATTATATGACCATAAAGTCATAAGGAGGGCGAAAATGGATAACAAACAGCAAAATAAAACTTTTAAACTTCCAAATCAATTAAGGCAAATGAGAATAAATTCCGGATTAACTCAGCAAGAAGTTGCTGATAAAATCGGAATATCTTTAAGGCAATGGCAAAGATATGAAAAAGAAGGTAGTCTCGCAACTGCCCCGTTTCAAATAGTGCTGAAAGCCGGAAAATTATTTGAGAAAGATGTTTACGATTTTGTAAACTCGCTCAAAGATATTTACGTTGACAGATTATGTACGCCAGATGAACTATACAAAAAAGGAGAAAAAACTATGAAAACTTATTATTCTTTCAAATACGGCACTTTAAAGATCTTACTTCCCAAAACTTCCGATGATGAACTTAACAAAGAAATTGAAAGCGGTATAGAACAGCTCAAAAGCGGTAAATGCAGTTACGTAGCACTTATGATGTTTTTACTGGATAACAAAGTACCAGTTACATCATTCCCTTTGGATTTTACCGACCCAGTCAGCGTAGATCAATCTAAAAGATTCAATGAAGTGTACAAAAAACGTGATTTGTTATACGAAATATAACAGCAAGGCCGGGTTGTCCGGCCTTAATTCATTCTATTCAGCTGATCCAACTTTCCAAGCTTGTTTTTAGCTGCCGGTGTCTTATTCTTCATCTTACGTTCTCGTTCTTCCTGTTTTTTAGTCTTTGATTTCTTTCTCAATGAGTTTCCAGTACTATACCCCATATTTTCCCTCCTTATCCTTGATCTTCTGACTTCTGGTCTTGAAATTGATGATTTCCACGTCCGTATTGAGTTCAGGTGGTATTTTCCCTACAACGATAACTCGAAGCGGTTCTATGTGTCTTTCCATTTCTTCAAAGCCTATACAGAATTCTTCTCTGGATGCTCTGGATTTAATTCTTCCATTGGTGCAACATGCTACGGTGCTTCTTTTTGGCACACCATCAAAAGCCCAGTCATAGCAATACTCTGGCGGTATGCTTACGTTCGGAATAACTTTAATTCCGTTCATGCTGAGATAATGAGACAATGCATGATTACGGTACTTCTGCCAGATATTCATTGCAAATGGCATTCCATTCTCTCCTACTGCCATAGAAAAGTCAGGGCCTATCACGCTATGGAAACATTTTAAATGTTCTAGGTATCTGTCTGGATTATTCCAAATTTTTTCAAATTCGTAGTCGTGGATGTAGAAATTCACTGTCAGCTTGCGGTGATTCTTAATCTTCGGACTGAAGCTATCCTTGAAATCAACCGTATCTTCTCCCGGATGTCCTGCGTATCTATCTAACATCGGTATCTGATATTTTCCGTCCAGTTCTGCTCCTATAATCATGTATTCTCTCATTACATCATATGCGGTATGACTAATTCCCTGTGAGATCATCGTTACCCTCCTGTTATTTATTGACATGATACGTGCGGCACTTATTAGCACTTACATAATGCAGTTCCTATGGCATATAGTTTGTGCTAAAATTTCTTCAACTGTATTTCAATATTTCCATTGACTATAATTATTTTTGATATTATAGTTTTTAATATACGGTTTTTGTTTTGCTTGTCAATGTGTTCCCACACATCGGCAAGCTTTTTTATATTATCGTATACAAATTCTTTCTTCTGTGAGTTATCCGGGTTCTTCATCTCGTTCTGTATTTTTATTTTTAGTTCATCTATGCCGGATTCCGTTTCTTTTATCATCTCCAGAACCGTATCATTTCCCTCAGCATAAAGAGTATACAGACGTTTTAGCTTCGTTTTCTCTTTTTGGAGTTGTTTACTCAAAATGTCCAGACAGCTTTCTCTTTCTTTTGGCTTATGCGATGATAAATTGAGGGAAATCTTTAAAATCTCATCTTCAACCTGCTTTTCAATATCTTCTGCCCACTCAAGCGAATTGTTGCAATTCGGATTATAATTTGGTAAGTACGACATGCCGTTATCCCTTGAATAGCAATAAATTTTATGTTTCCCATGAGTCCACTTCTGATATCTCATCTTGCATCCGCACACTCCGCAATAGCACAGCCCCGTCAAGAGCTGATTCTCGTGATTAACACAGAAGCTTTTACTTTGCTTACGAGTTTTTCTTAATTCCTGGGCTAATTCGAATACTTTAATATCGAAAATTGGTTCATGTCTTCCCTTATATAGTTTCCCTTTATACGGAATCATGCCAATATTTACAGGACTGGTAAGAACCTGTCGTGTAACAAACTCGCTTTTAAATCCTATCAATTTCTGTATTCGAACATCAGAATAACCGGATATATACAAATTCATAGCTCGCAAAGCCATTTCTTTGCGTTCTGGTATGGGAACTAAGATTCCGTCTTCTTTGCTATATCTATAGCAATAAGGGGTGTTGCCACCTCCCATCCAATATCCTTGTTTCACTCGCTCCAGCATACCGCCACGCATTCTAAGCAACATAGTATTTTTGTCAAGTTGCGCAAACACTGCCATCATCTGAGTGTATGCTTGCTCCATTGGGCTGTCGTAGCTTACACTATCATGCACGCATCTAAAATCCACCCCATTAGGTATGAATACACGTTCAATTAAGTATATTCCATCGACCATGCTTCTTGATAATCGATCTAGTTTAAACGCTACAACACATTTTAATTTTTTCTTTGAGCAATCATTAATTAAGCGTTGCAATTCTGGACGATTCATATTCGAACCTGTGAAGCCGTCATCCTCGTACCAATCAGATATAATCAATTGATTTTTTCTGCAATAATTTTCAATATCTCTTTTCTGACTGTCTAATCCATTTCCCTCTTCGACCTGTTTTTCTGTTGATACACGCAAATACGCAACACATTCCATGACTATTCCTCCTTTGTGTAGAAATGTGCCGCACATATCATGTTACGACACATTTTACACTACAATATTTTGTTTGCGGTCAACCTAAGCATTCAATTATGATTTTAATAATTTCTTCTGGCAGTTCAATTTGTTCGATATCAATTTCTTTTCCATCAATCGTAACAATTGCCATATGCTCACCTCTCATTTCACAAAATCAAAAATATTCATCTGTCCTTGTATTTCTTCTATTTCATCTTTTGTAAAAAATTTGCAGGCTGTCCAATTCGGATTCCAGTCAGCATCCAGTTCGTAATTTAAGCATTTGCATCTTTTAACGTTTTTAAACATCCTACATTCAAAGCATTGATGTTCATAGTTCGTACCGCCCGAACGCTTGTACATTTCGCTGATTCTTCTCATAGGCTGATGTCCTTCCATAATTCCGGGCATCTGACAAAGTCATGCTCGCATTCTGCATATATGACGCATTTGTGGCAATCATGCCTACCAATTTGCTTTGCGTATTGTCGTATTACTTTCCTACATATAAGCACCAGTTCTGGCGTGATATCTAACTTTTCGTCTTTGCCCTCCATGCTTTTCTCCTTTTCTTTGTTGCTGCATATTCAAATTTGCCTTCTTTTACGCAATCTCTTGGGTCACATCCTCGACTATGGCCGACCATAAAAATATAATCGCACGGTTGAATTTTCCCTGATGTGCCGTTTGATTTCGGATAGAACTTGCAGTCTGTACATTGACGATTAGTCAAATTCTGAATTTCTTGTGGCGTCAATTTTATCCACGGTTTACGCTTGTTTTCCATTTTCACCGCCTTGAATCTTTTTGATAAGTTCCTGTTTCATTGCATCCGCTATGTGTTCCCTGACTGATTCTTCAGGAAAAGGGATTTCCAATGATCGCTCTAAAATTCTGTTCGTAATGCGGTCATCATATTTCAATCGGGAAATAGGATAATTACTGGTGAAAATTGTGGTTTTCTTGTCCACATACCGACCATTGATGATTCCGTAGAATTTTTCATTAATCCAATCTTTCCCAGATTCCGCACCAAAATCGTCAATAATCAAGATATCCGCGTAAGTCAAATCACTAATCAGCTTATTCTCTGCGTTTTTTCCTCGTTCTCCCCATGTTGACTTTATCTCATCAAGAATTTTTAGGGATGTTGTGAATTTTACCGATTTCTGATGCTTTTCTATCATCTCATTTGCCATGCTACATACAAGCCTTGTCTTTCCAGAGCCTTTAGTATTTGAATATATGTACAGCCCAATTCCCTGTTTCTGCATCTGTTGGATATTTTCGAGCCAATATTTAACAGCTTTTGCCGCCTGTATGAATATTTCCTTACTTTCTGGAAGTTGATACACGCTGCTTTTCATATTTGAAAATCTGCATTCCTTGTACATATCCGGCATTTCAGCAAATTGTAGCTGGTTCTGCATGATCATCTTCTTTCTGATTCCGCAATGGCATTCTTCACAATATGGAACGCCATTATCATCCCTTGACCATATCCAACCAGAACCGTGTGTCTGAGATTTCGCTTCCTCCGCATTGATCGAATGGGATAAGCGGTTTGACATGCGCTTGAGCTGTTCTACCGGTTCCATGCTTGATGTCGCCTCCTTTTATAACATTGTAGTTTCCTTCCAAAACTTTTGTAAAATTATTCGGCTTTACGAACCAGTCAAATGTTATCATCCATCCGCGGTTATTCTCTCCTCGCAGAAAATCACTGTTGCGAACGTTGTTGATTGCATTAAGGACTTCATCAATTCCGTATTCACGGATTCGCCCTTTGAGTAACTGATATCTTTTTGATGATGGTTTAATATCGCGTATTGGATTGATACCAACTTCCTGTAATTTTTTCCATTCTTCGATGACGCGTCGGACATCAGTCTGACAAATAGTATCTTTAGATACTATTAATTTATTATCTTTCTCTTTATCTATATCTATATCTTTATCTATATCTTTACCTATATCTATACCTAAACCTTTACCTGAGTGCGTCTTTGTTGCGTCTTTGTTGCGTCTATTGTGCGTCTGACGGTTTGAACGCTCTATTAATTTGGTATCGTCAATAACATTTCCGCTTGCTAATGAATAGCTTCCATTCTCTTTTAAAAGCAACATCCTCTTTTCGTCAATATATGAAGTTTCCGTGTATCTATCTCTTGACAATGTGTTATGCATTCGCCAGTGTTTGATTACTATTACACCGTCTTCAAATGTAAGAACAAACCTTTTTGCAATCAATAATCGCAGATCATCTTCGCTTGCTCCTGTGATTTTCATTATCCTTTTTGGGTTTCCAATAAATCCATCATCGTCAGCCCTCATATTCAAATGGAAATATAAGCATTGCGTTGTTGCCGGCATATCCAAAAATGCGTCACTGTCAACAATTTTCATCGTAAACATTCGTTTCTGTGCCAATTCTAAAATTCCTTTCTCCAATTCCTGGTTTTTCAAAAGTGTTTATTTTAATTCAACTTCCATTCCATTGATTTTCAGTTCTCCATTTACCGGAATTACAAGAGATGGAACACCGTTTATTTCTTTCAGTTCAATCAGAGCAATTTTATCTGGCTGGATGCAGATTGTTGCATCTGGTGTTACAATTTTTGCAGTTTTTGAATTATGAATATTGTCAAGAGCAACGGGTTCATTGCTGAAATACATTTCCCAGTTTTCTTTGAAATCCGACAACTTCTCGTCTGGAGCTCCGCAATATCCAAAAATCTGTTCCATTTCATCACATGACACGGTTACCATCTCCGGGCTGTCTTTCCATTTCTTCTGTTCTCTTACTTCCTGCAAAGATTCAACCAAACTTTCCGCGAAATTGAATGTTGTATTTCCTTCGAAATTGTCCATAATAAAATCTGAAAAGACATTGATCTCGTTGCCGGGTATACGGGGAATTGGTGTGCCAAGAACGTTTTCAATGAAGTCGGGATGAATATTCTTTATGTTTTTGTTGAAATACAAGGTTCCATGAATATCAGTGCTTCTGTCATTGAATACAGGGAATAAGAATCCTGTTTCTGGTCTTGAGACTACCCAATCACGAATTCTGTCTTTGATGTTATTTTCAGCCACATCATAGATAAGCCCAGCCTTTGAAAGATTTACTGGACAAATGCTGCACAGAATGTGTTCATAAATTTCTTCTGATGCATCGTGCATTTCAGTTCCATCAGAAGCTTTTCCTGGAATGTCATATACTGCATGAATGAGAACTATGTAGTAATTTTCGTGATAATCGTAATTTTCAATCACTTTGTCGTATAACTCGTCCAAAAGTTCGTCATTTTTAAGCTTACTTGCTCTAATCCGCATAAGAAATTCCTGTGTTCCACCCTCTTTTTCCTGTGATAATGGAAAATCAAGGTTCATAAGGTTTTTTCCAAGTCTGCCAGACATGGTTTTCTTGAAAATGTCAAAATACTTAAACATTTCTTCCTCTGGAAGAGACAGGAATGCTTCCTTAATTTTGGTTTTCTTGTTCTTTTCTGCGTCCACATAACAACCACAAATGCGTGTGATTGTGCAATTGACTGGAGTAAACTGTTTCTTAATTTCTGCGATTTCTTTCTTATTCATTCTTTTCCATCCTTTCTGCTTATTTCGCTTGTTTCTTCTCAATCCACTTATTAATTTTATCTTCGGAAATCATATACATTTGCTTTAGCATTTCGATGCAGATCAACACATCTGCAATTTCTTTTATCATGTTATCACGGTCGATTTTCCACGTTTTTCCTTACTGATTGCTTGTATAAGTTCCGCACATTCCTCCATGCAGACGGTTGCCTGAATTTCTTATCCGTAATGGTCATAACACTTCTAGCAATAACGCTTTCGTCAATGTTATATGTCATCTTCTTCACCCCAATCTAATTTCTGTCCGCACTTATTACAATAAAAATCCGATTTATAAAGTTCTTCTATATTACAAACCGGGCAGTCACCTTTTGTCATATAATATCTGCCAGAAAAATCGAAAATGGTTTTTATGTTATTTGGTTTCATTGGAATCTGTTTTTGCAACGCTTTAATAGCTTCTTGTCTAACTTCATGCGTACATTTACCGCCATAAGCTGTGTCATCATAACTTAATTCTTTTAACGCTTCTTCTGGTCTTTTAACGCTTCTTCTGGTTTCATATTAATCATCCTTATCGTCCTCATCAATATCGACAGTTTCCAGATCTGCGAAATCACAACACATTGCGAATCCGTCAATCATTTTCTTCTTAACTCCAAATACCTCTATCATGTGAGAATTATTTTCCATGATTTTTATTACATCTGACTTTTTAACATATTCAGCCATTCTCCATCTCCTCCCACATAAAATACTCAACAATTTCACCATTCAATATTTTCTCATCCATATCTTTCACCGCATCTTCAATCGAATCAAATCTGCATGGACAAATATGACCCTTTGTCAGATTTACAAATGAGTAAGTATTATCGGACTTATTTCTCATAATACTAACGATTACGTTTCCATTTGTACGTTGTACCAAATAGATGTTATTCATGATTCATCTCCTCCAACTTCTTCTCAGCTTCTTCGCGGGTGAGGAACCATGTTTTCCCGTATTCTACGTCAATGCAAATAACGTTCGGGGCATGAATACTGTCTTTATCGCACTGTACGAACCAACCACTTTGTGAAAATACAATGCTGTAAACTTTTTGATGATACACTCTGTTATTTGCTTTATATCCATTCAGAACATTTAAATCGTAATTCGCTTTGCTCGGAATCTTATAAATATCATCACCGATTTTAACCGGCAATCTCACAAGCAAGCCATGTTCTTCTAAGTCTTCATAAGTGGCAAGCTTTTTAATCATATTTTCTACTGTTTTGCAATTTCCTGCGCCCTGTGAGCAGCTATCGCAATATTCACCACACTCAAGCTCTCGTTTTTCGTTATATGTGATACTACCATCTTCCCATTTTGTTAATCTCTCCATCTACTTCACCTCTTAAAAAGATATATCTTCTAAATGCTCATAAATTTTATGTGGAATAAAACAAATTGCCATAAGTACAAATCTTAATATTACTATTGGAATCTCTGCCAGCATACACAATATACACCAAATACATGCCAGCTTATTTCTTCTCCACCATTCCACTGGTTTTCTTGAAACATTTCCGTCCGTATCGCTTAATGCTTCAAAGGCAATTTTGCTAATTTTTATCATCTACTTCACCTCTTCCATCTGACTTTCTACATTATCTGCAAGTAACTTCAAGGACTCAATAAATGAGTCTGTCAATGCTGTTCTGTCTGGGTTTTTAGCAAATGCTCTGACAAGGTTTATAGCATCTTTGATCTTCTTCTCATCTTCAATTACGTCTGATGCTTCTACTAATTCATATCCCAGTGTAAGGCTGGCATTTCTTGTTAGCTCTTTATTGCTATAGAACTTTAATATATCCGGGATCTGCTGTTCTTCAAAGGGATATGGATACGCTTCTTTTCCACCGTACCATCTATATCCTTGTTTCTTTGCTGCTTTCAGAATATTTTCATACTCTTCATGTGTTATGACTAATACGCATTTATTCGCTAGATCAATCATCTACTTCTCCTCTCCTTTTTCAATCCATCTCCACCATAGGACCACGTATACTGTTCTTTTGAAAAATAAACCGCAACGCTCTTTATGAATCGAATCAAAATTCTCTCGTCCAATCTCCATTGCTCTTTTCCGTGCCTGATCTAATGTTTTGCACGGCTCTTGACACAAAAACCACATGATTACTTCACCTCTTTCGTAATTGCATCAATACAAGCGTTCCAGCCAACAGCAATAATATCTTTTTGTGATTCTACATTGTCAATGGGAGCAATATATTCTTTCCGCTCCGGCAATGGTTTCAATGGGCACCAACCGGGGATTACATCATTGTTTGGAACTCTCCTACAATGTATTGCTCTGCACCAGAAAGTACTTATAAATTTACATTTTCCACAGTTTTCTGGTGTATCAATCACTAATACTGATTTACTCATTTTCTTCCTCTTTATCTTTCTCTGGCAAGTCCATAAGCGGACACCAATCAGGTCTAATACTCAAATCTGTAATATCTCTATTGTTTACTCTACAGAACGGGTGAAGCACTCCGCTGCGTAAAACGCATAAAGCACAATATTTTGGTGTATTTATCACTAATACTGATTTACTCATCTGATTCCTCCATTTCTAAATCAAATAATGTTAATTGTGATCTGAACTCGTTCAACCGTTTTTGGGCTGAATCGTAATAATCTTTATTGATTTCATAGCCGACATATTCCAGACCGTATTCTTCATAGGCAATCAATGAGCTTGCACTCCCCACATGCGTATCAAGCACCATCATTCCTTTCTGCAGATATTTCTGGCAAATCCACCTGTATAGATTTACAGGCTTTTGGGTTGGGTGGATTCGCTTTTCATTCAGTTTTTTGTTTCCTTGTTGTATTGTTCCTTCAATTATTGATTTTCCTTGAAACATTCCTCTCCACATATAGCGAAAAATGTCAACCCTTCTTGTAAGACTGCAGTAAGCGACTTCTGCGTCTGATTGATCTGAACCATCATTGCATTTATCCCAGATTATCAAGCCACCTGCCATTGGGTAATCAAAGTAATTACATCCCCAGATAATCTGATTTTTTGATACTCTGAATAGCTGTTTAAAATACTCTCGATCTGGCGGTTTATTATCCCAACCATAATTCTTATAGCCGCCATCAGGAACATAAATGGAACTTCCATTTTTCTGCTTTACATATTTACTGCGATTCTTACCGCCATGTTCTTTGATTCCGTATGGTGGGTCTACAACTGCCACATCGAAGTAATTATCTGGAAAGTCCGGGAGAAAATTCATGCAGTCACCGCAAATAAATTCTCTTTGCATCAGTGTTCCTCTCATTCAACTCCGCCACCTTTTACAATTTCAACAGCTTTATCAATTGTATTTGCAATATTTTTGTAAGCACAATCTTTATCTACATCGCCTGTATTTGCAATTGTTAGGAAGTATCTCATTTTTAATTCTTCTAATTGCTCAATAACCTTATCCACATCAAAAGCAGTCGGTTGTTCGTCAATCTTTTTAAGAATCTCTAAATCATCAGAATATGCACAATGCACTACATGCTTCAGTTTGTCTGCATCAATCAGTCTACTCATCTGTTTTGCCTTCTTTCTTGTCAAAATTCAAATCAACTCTGATCACATCTGTTTCTATTGCCGAAAGGCAGCTTATTTCTAAATCGTAAAATGGTTTCAGCAGCTTTGAACCGGCATTGAATGTATCGTAATCCTCCCAGCTTCTTCCAGGGTGACATATCTGAATTTTTATATCGCTTTCAGGATCGTCGTCACTTGCTGCTATTAAATCAATTAACTTCATCTTCTATCCTCCCGTTCATACATGTTTGCGTTTTTGCTTTTCCATTCAGCAAACGTCTCTATTTTCGCACCTAATGGTCGTTTAGAAATTACATAACGTCTCCAATATTCTTTCCAGATTTCTTCCGGCCCAAGAGCATTAAATCTTATACAATCAAGTTTCGCACTATTTTCCGTACAATATTCCAACGGCGACAGTAGGGGCAATTGATAGCCCACTTCGTAAATTGCAAATCCGTATCTTCCAGGAGCAGTATAGTATCGAAGCAATCCATTTTTTAAAAGATATTCCTTCGGATAAATAGACTTGATTTCACTCATCTCCTTTCCACACTCCCAACAACCGCATTCTCTCATACAGTACAGCGACGGTCTTGCGCCTGTATCCGTAGGCTGACAAGGCAGCACTGGAAAGCAGGTATCCGTACTCTGCCGGGAAGTCTTTCAGCATCGTATTCAGTTTTTCTATGTCTTCTGCCGGAATACCGTAGTCTTTCAGCTTTTTGTTCCTTGTCAGCATACCGTTGCTCCTTTCTAATCGTCTGGGTGGTGCTTGTCGTACATGATCGCCACACATACAAGACCAACTACTCAAAATATGGTTCCAAGGGTGAATCCTAATGCGAATGTAATCATGACTCATCCTCCTTATATGGTTCTGGAAGTGGCATCCAGGCAATAACATCTGTCCAATCAATTTTGTTTTTGCAATTCGTACAATCTGCAAAAATCCATTCTTTTTCAGATATGTAATATGCCATCCAGCAAAATCTGCCATCTGTAACTAAATAGCATTCCTTATAATTCATTTTGATCTCTGGTAATCTCTCACTGACTGGAATCCATCCGTTTGCTTTCTCATCCTGCTCCAAATCGGCCAGAAGCTGCTCAATCATATCTTGAATAACTTTGACATGTACCCCAGCGTATTTGTAGCAGTCCGAATATTTATCCTTGTACTGCATTAATCTGTCTTTGATATGTATCATATTATCTCATCCTTTCTCAATGTCCGCTTCTTACCATGCAAAATAGCAGTTCCGTCATGGATCTTTTTCTTGATCCATTGTGTTTACACTTTATAGCCACCGATAATTTCCATTTTTCTACATCTCCATCTAGTGGTGTTGGGTTTTCGAATTCTTCGGCAACCTCTCTCTGATACGGAACTGCAACCATTACTCCCATGTTACCTATTTCCGCGTAACATTCCGGAAAATTCTCACGTATATGTTGGGCAAATTTTCCATTTTTTAAATCAGGTAAAATCTCTTTGTAGCACTCCATTGTTGTTATAAGATAGTTTTTTTCGCCAATAAAATTCAATCCATTTCCGCTGTAAATATCCTCTTTGCAGCTTTTGATTTCATAGCATGTAAATATTCCTTTTTCGATTGCTGAGATAGAACACTGGTTTTCCGGAATAAACTGCATGTAATCTACTCTTCTTGGCTTTCCTGCTGCGTAGTCATAATCAAGGCTTACTTCTCTAGCCCAGTATTTACCTGGTCCAGAAAAACAGCTTTTTTCCAGCAATTGGCTAAGAAATTTTGTTGTTTCAGATCTTTTCATACTTCCACCTCCTCATAAGTTTCTCTGAATATATCTGGTTTACATGGATAAAATTCACCGTGAACGCCGCGGATGATATAATCACCAATATTTGCCAGATGTTCACCCTCTAATGTCTTAATAACCAGACCGCCCGGAACCTTTCAATGGTCAATATAGAAATTCTTACCTTCTGCCGACATGTACTGATCTACACACTGATAGTCCGTCAGGAAATCGAACATTTCTCGATGATTTGTACCGATCCACTGTACCTCGTCAATTACAACTGGTTTTTTTCTGTGCCTCATGCTTACACCTCACTATCCTCTGACATCTGAAAATCAATATGCCCATTTACATAGGCTTCCTGAATCATATCCAGTACTTTCATGGCTTTTGCTTCTGAGGAGTATCTACCAAGTCTATATCTGTTTTCGTTCTCTAGGCTTAAAACAGTAAAATCCTCGTCATCTTTCACAATATAAGTTGCAGTTAAATTGCTAAAGTTTAATAAAATTGCTTTATTCTGACTTCTGATTAACATTTTGTATCCTCCTCATCTTTCTCACAGAATCCTCTGTATTCATGCACTGAACACTCGATTCCACGACTCCATTTCATGTATGTGAGTTTTTCTCCTGTCAATTCGCATTTGTGTTTTCTTTTATTCAGATACTTACAAGTTCCGTCACAGTAGCTCATTTTTTGCCCTCCTAATATCTGTCAAATTCAATATTGTTGTCTGAATAGAATCTGTATGAATCCTCTCTGATTTTCTTAACCTCACGCATGACAACTTCTTTCGCTTTGCTGACAGCTTCCTCGAAATCCTCTGTTCCGAGATTGTGGTTGTAAATATCCAATGCGCTACAGTTGAGAAACAGTACATTTCCGTAACCGACGTATTTGTGGATAACGATTACTAAAGAATTGTATTTCAAAGCGAAAACGCTTCCGGTTTTGGGCTCTTCGTTATACTTAGCGTTACTTTTGAATTTCATTTTGCGTCCTCACTTTCCCCGTTTTCGTATTATAACCCGGCTTTTTCCAACAATTTACCTATATCGGAAATTTTCGTCTTCTGGTTGTACTCGAAAGAAATTTCGCCGTTTTTGTCGTTCTTGAACATTATCCTGCTTGTTACCGTGCAAGTATTACCAGAAAATTCTATACTTCGAAATCTGGTTGAATAGCTTGTGTATTTTGAAAATGCCTTCAAAACTTTCTGATACGTTTTATACTGCACACCTTCAAGAATTTCGTACCCCAGTTTTTCCTTGTTAATGACCGAAAAAGTTTCGTTATAATAATTGCACAACTTTTTAGAGCCTATTTCCCGGATAACGACGCAATCACTTTTTACCTCATGCACGAAACCGACCATAAATTCATTCGGGAAAATAGTAGTATTCGCCATAACTAGATCACCGGCTTTTAATTCATGCGTGTTAAATATAAACGGTCGAATATAATCTTCTTTCTTTGCCGTACAAGAAGTCAGTCCCGGTATGATCCTTGAAATAATAATCATCAAAATGCGTTCTTTATCTCTCATTTTTCTTATTCCCTTTCCACATGTAAACAACTGACACGCTATTGTGCAGTTAGTACATGATTTTATACTCCCATCTTCTTAACCAGATTCTTATTCAATCCCTCTTAACATCAAGCTTAACTTGCTGTAACAAGGGCAAATTCTTGTGTGATCGTAAATATCTTCCAATAAAACGCAAAACGGAAACAACTGTTTTACTTCATAGATATGTTCTATTCCGTCCTCACCACGTTCTGCGTATTTGATTCTTTTTCCAACACATAGGTCAAATGCATTGGATACGTAGGCTTTTAAACCATAAGATTTTACTTTGCTCATTTTTATCTAAAACCGCCTTTCATCAAAATGTGAACATTTCCTCGTTATCATCACCAGAATCGAAATCTGACGTTTCTTCATAATCAGTTGATTTATTTCTGGACATATTCTTTCCACGTTCGATCAGTTCTGTTCTCTTGCCCTTCGAGATACTTTCTTTCGGCGTTATATTTACTTACCATAGTTACCTCATTTCTTTTAACCTCTGGGTTCAGATCGCGCTCATATGCCAAGGAAGTTGCATGAATCAGTCCAAACCCAGAGGGCGTGCGCATATTCAGCTTTATCATTTGTAAGATTCTTCATCAAGAAGATTATTGAATTTCTCAAGTGCCTTTATAGACACCTTGTTGTTTGATTTCTCCGGTTTGATTGATACTTCTAAGTGAGTATCAATGATATGCTTTAATTCTCTTGCAAGGGTTGTTTTTCCTTGCTTGATTCCATCTCTATAGCCTTTAGCTGGTTTGAATTCATTAATCTTTTCTTTCCCCTCGCCTTGGCTTCCAGATGTCTTGTTGTATCTGCATTGATAACCTTTCTTTGTATATTCCAGAATCCAGAACTGCTCCATTTTATCAAGCTGTTCTACCGGATAATGAATGAAATTAATTTTCCATCCAAAAGGATTATCTTCACTGTAGAATCCTCTTTTCTTTATGGACAAGTCAATGTGCTGATATCCAGTGAGATGTGAACACATCCTCTGAATTATATGTACTGCTTGCCCGATATAAAAGAATGGGATTCCGTTTTCATCTACTCTGGTTAAGAAATAAATACCGCTTTTGTTATCTAAATCCGGATTAACTTTTAAAAGCCTTTTCTTGTTACTCACTTCGATAGCCGACTTGGCCTGACGAAATTTTTTATAATCCACTAGGCATCACTCCTTAATTAAACGGAAGTTCGTCATCCATAATTGACGGCATATCCATGAATCCACTTGTGTCCTGTTCTGGACTTGGAACTGGTGGCTGCGACTGTTCTTCTGGCTGGTTCTTCTTGCTTTCTGCAAACTCATGTGTTTCCACAAGGCAATCATTTGTGTAGACTTTCTTTCCGTCCTTGTCAGTGTAATTTCCAGTCTGCCATGAGCCGACAATCGCAATTTTCATGCCTTTATGCAAGTACTTTTCGGCAAACTCACCATTTTTTCCAAGCGCAACACAATTTATGAAGTCTGATGTGCGTTCATTGTTTTTGCGATACTGTCTCTCAACTGCAAGTGTGTATCTGGCAATTGTTGTGTTGTTCGTTCCCATTCGGACATCTGGATCTTTAATCAACCGTCCGATCAAAATTACTTTATTCATGTTTTTTCTCCTTATACGGTTCAGGCAACGGCATCCACGCAATTACTTCTAACTTTTCGAAACCGTCTGTAAAATATTCACCATTCCACATTGCTCTGAAAGGTATTGTTCCTTTTTTGACAGTAATCAAATATATGTCTCCTTTAAATATATGATTAGGTTTTGGTTCTGGCGGGAGTTTCATATCTACCGGAATCCAGTTTTCACTCAAGTTGTAAGAAGCAATCAGTTCTTCAACTTTTTCTAGTGCATCATTCCAACCTTTATTGTACTTGCAATTCAAATATGGCTCTGCTATTTCCCCGTACTGTGTCTGTTTTTTAAGCTTATCAATCACTTTCAAAAAGATTTTCATTCTCATCCTCCTCATAATCATTACAATAAAGCGAACCATAGTCCCATGCCAGTATGCAACCTCTACGGTATTTGCATTTGTCGCAATCAGTCATTTTCATGATTTTCTCCTTTCAAAACGGGCATAAATTCAAGTCAACTTCCAGTCCAGCCCGCCCAATCTGAACCAGAACATTGTCTCCTGCGACTTCCTGTATTTCTTTCTGTATTTTACAGGCATCAGATGCCTGACCACTTAAATGTACCAGTGTTACCGTCCGAAGCGATTCTGTGCGATTTTGCTTAATGAATTGCTTGCAAGTTGACAAAGAGCAATGTCCTTTTAATCTATGACTGTAGTTAGCTTCTGTTTTGTCCACCAATTCTTCACAGTAGTTGCATTCAATTACCAGATGATGTATGTTCATTACCTGGAAATTATATTTACTGTACTCAAAATCAGTAATATACAGAAGCTTCCCCATTTCATTGTGCTCCACCAGATATCCGTAGTTCGAGCAAGGTACAAGCTGATTTGCTTCCTTATCGTATGTTGTATGCGGCAATTCAAATGGAATCACGTTAAACGAACCAACTCTAAATGGATGCCTTTCTGGAACACCTTTCATTAATTCGCCTGTTCGGATGTTCATGTTCTCAACTGTCTCGTCATTGGTGTAAATCTGAATGCCTGCATTCATTATTTCCTTGAATGACTTTGTATGGTCACCCGTGTTCATGAGAAAGAAGTACTGCATCAATATTGCTTATCCAATAGTCAATCCCTCTGAGGATTTTCTTGTAGTTGCACCCGCAGTCAAGAAGAACAATCTCGTCTGCACTTGACTGCAAAGCGTAACAATTTCCTTTGGTACTACCTGTTGAAATTACTCGCATGAACAAATGACATCACCTCGCTTTCTGTACATTGCATTTATGCTTCTAAGATATTTTCAACTTCATCTATGGTTTTCTCTAAATCGGAATAGGCATATGGTATGTCCTTCCCTCTATTTAGACTCTCTAACTTTTCTTGCTGTCTACTCTCTTCATACTTCATTGCTCTTTCCTAGAACCCCATAACTTTGTAAAATATCTTGGCAACTCTTAATCAATAAATATTTTTCAGATGACTCGAATTTTATTCCGGATTCTCTAAAACCTGATTTCAAATCATCACTGTCTGCTATTACCAAGCATAATCTAACAATATCTAATTCATTTAAAGTCATCTCAATTCTGATGCTTTGGTTTAAGTCTGTTTCTTTTATTTCTCTCATACTTCATCATCCTCCGGGAATCTAAACACAATGTTTGCCGGTTCGAATTTCATATCTGGACTGTTAACCATGGTTTTGATGATTCCAAAACCTCTTGCAGCCATTTTTATGCATTCCTCGTAATCGTCATCGCTCATTTCAACGTTTTGCGCAAAAAACATTCCTGCATACACTTTATGCAACGCTTTCATAGCTTTTTGGGCTTTTTCATTTGTCGAATAACGAGCTATAATTGTTCCTTTTTCACCTACCATTGGCACATATGCTTTTATGATATTTCCAGTTCTGCTTAATGCTACGATTTCATAAGGGACATCAAATTCCCCATTCTGACTTTGCAATTTCCATGAAGCATATGATTCTTGCATGCTCCGTATTTTTCATGAAATTTTTCTATCGACATCTTCCCGTCATTCATTGCCCGTACCCATCTTCGGATTTTTCTTTGTGTCTTTCTTTTTTTGTCCCCGCGCAACTTTCGGATATATTTTCCTTTATCAGTCACGTAATGATGAAAGCCCAGATAACACAAGCCCATGCGAAACGGTACAATTTGTGATTTAGGGTTTAGTTCCAATCTAAGGCTTTCAACCATCTTTTGGATTGCCTCAAGAATTTCTCTGGCATCTTCTTTCGTTTTACAAATCACATAAAAATCATCGTTGTATCGTCCGTAATATGGATTTCCAAATTCAATCGTTATCATCTGATCCAGTGAATGTAAAAGCAACAATGCGTACTTCTGATTTACCTGATTTCCTAATGGAAGCCCGGGATTACCTGTACTGTCAATAAACAAATGGTTCAACCAGACTGTAAAATCATCATCAAAGTAATAATCCAAAACATCTTTCATGATTTCATGGTCTATGCAATAAAAGTATTTGTGAATATCACATTTTACAATCCAACTATTCATTCCATTTCTTTTATAGAAATCCAACATTTGATTTCTTAACCCGTCCATTGCCATATGTTGCCCTTTTCCTTGCTGCCCGGCAGTATTCCATTTAATCAGGATATTTTCAAGATTCGGCGTCAGAATGTTAATCAGAAAAGCATCTCTGCACTACTTTGTCCTTAAATGCACATGATTCTATCGTTCGCTCTTTTGGCTCATGAATTTGAAATTTATTATACGGATTTATGGTATACGTTTGACTTTCTAATTGTTCCTTCAAGAGATGAATGCCTTCAAGAGACAAATTAGAAAATCTTGCAGTACCTGAATTAAATTTTTTACCGCTCTTAACCTTTTTGTAAGAACGATATAAATTCTCAAAATTTGCAACAATTTCTTTATCCATTTATTTTGTTCCTTTATGTTTGTCCATTGCGGAAAGGTTATGCATTTGCTTGTATCTTTTCTGATTTCAGCTTTACGCTTACTCTGTCTGCATGTGATCCATGTTGGGCGAACACCATTTTCGTTGTTGTAATTGTTGTTGTTGATATAGCCCGAAGGGGAAACAACGGTATTCGCAGTGCATAACCTGTGAAAATTATCTTTTTCTGTCTTTTGTTCTCCATGAAATAGTCATATACTTTATATCTTTTACCATTTGCGACCATGCTTCCATTCCACCGGAATTGATAATTCCCAATTCATATGAAAGTTCTATAAAGTACATCAACTCATCACAATGAGTAATGGCTTTTGTTTGAAGTTCTAATCGTTCTCTTTTATAATCTTTCAGATCAGTTCGGTTGGCTTCAAATAGTGACTCATAAATTTCCAATGCTTTATTTTGCATTTTATCTACAAGTGAAAACCTGTATTTCTTCGGGTATCGTCTGGCATTACTCGTAACTATTAATGTATGCTTTGCAAGTTGCTTGGATTTTGCTATTACCTTTAAATCTTCATTCGCCATCAATCATCATTTCCTGATTCAAAGATTGAAGAAGAAAAGATGCAAACTGGGCGAACACCATCCCCGACGTCGCAATAGCTGCGGATGACATCGCCCGAAGGGGAAACAATAGCAATTGTTGTACTGTAATCATTTGCTGGTGTACTCCATGGAGTAAGCAGCCACCACCATTTATCCATATTTGGAAGGAATTTTCTGTATTTTCGGTATTCATCCACCGTCAAAATCGAAATCTTATCTTTACAATGTGCATATTCTGTCTGACCGTCCATAGAAAGTAAATCTCGATCAAACTCAATAACTGCATCTTCTCCAAGCTCGTCCGTAATTTTTTTAAGAAAACGAGTGTTTAACTCATTTCTCAGTTTACTTGAAATCCAGTTATTTGAAGCTGAATCAAATGTTCTTTCTTTTCCATCAAATCCATTCAAAATGGCAAAATATCCTTTTTCTGTCTTATCCAGAATCAGCCATTCCATACCAGCAAGTTCAATAGCTTTTCCGATTTCCGGCTTTCCGATGTGCTTTTTCTTGAATTCTGCGAACTCTTTACTTAATCTGGATAATTCATCCTCAAAATATTTCAGATTTTTCTTCATAATCATTCCTCCACCTTAGATACAAAGATATTAGATTTTAAGATACAAACTGGGCGAACACCATTTACGCTGTTGCAATCGTCGTAGCAGACACAGCCCGAAGGGGAAACAATAGTAATACTTCTTTTCCATCCACGTTCTTCCGTTGACCATGGCGATAATATCCAATACCAGTCGTTCAGATCATTGTTCGGTGTAATATCTGTGTATTCTCGTGCTTCATCAAATGTAATTGGACGGATTTTACAATCAACAGTCCCCAATTTCTGTCCATCCGCAGTGATAATATCTGCTGTGTGTGTTTCGACATTTTCTGCCCCGAATTCTTCTTCGAAGTCTTTCAGAATTTCAGTGTCACACAGTTTCTTTACGTTTGATGTTTTGTAATCTGAGGTATCACCAAACTCTACATTTTCTTTCACCAGATCAAGCGAAATAATTTTTGTTGTATCTCCATACTGTTCCAGAACCTTGTATTTACGCTTTCCAGTGGTCTGAAATACTTCTCCACGTTTCAGTGTTGACAATGCAACATTTCCGGTTTTAGTTTCCTGCTTTTCCAGAAGTTCAACCAGTTCCTTTGCTTTCTGCAAAATTTCTTTATTGTTCATTCCCGTTGCCTCCAAAAAATATTTCTCGCATATCTACTGCTGCGTACTTCTTATGCATAAGTTTCTTGTTTTTGATTGCCCCGTTCGGATTGTTGCAGACAAAATCTCTGCATATCTCAGGTCTCACTTGATATATAAGACATTTTTCTTTTGCCTTGGAATCATCCAGGAACGGGCAAGTAAGGTCAAATGCCACAACTGAAGGATAATTATGCTTCTGTTCAGTGATATGATGCTTCTTTACGTAACGTTTAATTTCTTTAATTTCTTTACTGGATATTGGCAAGTAGTTGCTACAACATTGTCCACAACCACTGCATTTACCGTCCTTTGTGAAATCAAGTACGCCATATTTCATATCCTTCATGACTTCTTCTAACGTCCCGATCATGCTATCACCTCGTTATTCCTCCTGCTTCATAAAATCTGGAATCTCTGGCTTAACAACTGCTGCCGGAACTGGTTCTTTCTCGGCAGTCTTTACGACTTCTGCGACTGTTGGCTGTTTAGGCTGTTCTTCAATTGCCATTGGTTCTGGAATGAATTATGTAGCATCCATCGTGTTATATTCATAAGCCTGCACCGGATTATCCCATTTCTTAGGAATGGACTTCATAATGTTGTTACGCATTTTACGAACAATCATAGATTCTCTCGACTGTGTTTCGTAGTATGACGGGGAAATGTATGGTCTTAATTCCTCACAATCAATAATTGCTTCCAGTTCCCCAATATCAGCAACCTTTTTCATAACTTCTTTTTTCTTTGCTTCAATCTGGGCTTTCTGTGCATCTGTAGCTTTGTATCTGTCTGCACAAATCCCAAATGTTTCATTCTGAAGATTGTTCTTAATATGTGCTGCAAGATTCTTCAGTACGTCTGCTCTTTCGCATGAAAGGTATTCAACGTGACCATCTTTGTACTGAATTGGATATACCACGCGAACAACTTTTCCAATTCCAGATTCTTCCCATTCCGGCGGTGTGATTTCTACACCTCTGTGTCTTGGTGGGATATACTTGTCACCCTCTCTTACTTTCCAATATGGAAATACTTTAGCCACATTGACACCATATCTACTTACAAGAGCATCGTTTCCGTCGCCCTCAATCGCAAATTCGATTTTCTTCTCCCACTGAGGTTTCTGCCCTTTCGCCGCTATGTTTACGTTTCTGATCTGGAAATAACATTCTCTCGGCTGTGCATTTGCGTTCAGTTTCAACGCTGCGACTTTACTCAGAATAAATTTAAGATTAGAGCCATTAATTGCTTCAAAACTTACTCCACTCTCATGCACCATCTGGAAAATAGATCCCATTGCCGCTACTACACAATCTTTTGAATAGGAATCAAATTCCATTCCTCTTGAAGTCAAATCTCTTTCCATTAAATCGACATAACGATTTGTGTAGTAGGAAAGCTGTGTGTTAAAGTTTGCTACCTGTGTGTTTTCTGCCATTTTAATTCTCCTTTTCTTATATTAATCAACTCATTTTTGTTTGCATTTCTGTTCAGTTCTGAGCTTCGTCAAAACAAATCATTGTCAAGCTACGCTCTGCCTATCCATCGCTCATCTTCTCTACTCAGCGCAATTCTTTGCCATAACTACGTCGTTCTACTCAGTGCTTAGCTATGCTTTTGCTTTACTAAGCTATTCTATTCTCAACGTTTCCATTGCATTTCATTTCTTCACGCTGCAGTTCAATGCCTGTCTATTCCGTGGCATTTCATATCTGTTCTATGCATATCCCTTGCTTCGCTTCTCATTGCTTCGCTTTGCCGTTGCAAAGCTAACTATGCTAATCCTATTGCGTTTTAATCGCAATAACTTCTATTACAGAACGGGCAACTCGTAATCAACTGCCCTGCTGCACTTTCTACTGAGATGCCCTGTGTGTCATATCCGGTACGTGTCCGTCCTTTCTCGGAATAGATATTCTGGTGGCAAGACCAACAGATACCATTGCCCGGTGCAAAACGTGGCAATATCTTTGTTTTACAATACCAATCCTGTGCTTTTATTGCTTCTGGGATGTTGTATGTAGTTGTTGCCATATCAAATCCCCTCCACTTTTAATTCATTGTCAGAAACTTTAAGGAGAATCATCTGCCTGCCTGTAGGTCTGGTATTCTGTCAGCATTCACACTTTCAACATCATCAACCCAAATTGGAAGATTCAGTCCGTTCAGCTCCTGCAATCCAGTCACGAGGTCAATATTGCATAGAATCTGATCAGAGTGATTCAATCCATCAAAATATCCGATTCCGTCACAAATCATCTTGCAAACTTCCACCGGCTCACCGTCCTGCGTATAGTCCAAAAATTGAAACTGAAAATGCTTGAAAAGTGGATTGATAGCTTCTGCCAGTGCCTGATTTTTTTTGATGGAAAATTCTTTCAACATGTCAAGTTTCTGCTGAATATCGGAATCTTCCTGTCCTAATTTCTTTCTGTCCGCATTTAGTTGTTCAAGTGTTTCTGTCTGTTTCTGAACTGCCTGTTTTGCTATCTCAATTTTTGTTTCGATTCCTGTAAGTTCCTTTTCAGCAGACATTCTTTCTGCCTGAACTGCTGCATTTTCCTCAGAATTATTAGTCAGTCCGTCAAGCTGTTCCTGTTTCTTCTGGATTTCTGCTACAACTGCCTGATACTCTTCATTTCCAGACATATCTGGCTCTGCCGGAAGCTTCTCTAATTCCTGATTTTTCTGCGCAATCTCAGATGCCAGAGTGGAAATATTTTTCTTTGTCTGCTCAATCTGCGATTCGATGTCTTTGCGCTTTTCCTCAACTTCTTTTCTTCTGGCTACTTCGGAATTGCCTTCTTCTGTAATGTCTTTAAGTTTCTGCTGTTTGTCTGCTTTAAACTGCTCTTTTTTCGCAAACTCTGCATGGTCACGTTCAACCTGTTCCTCCGGAAGTGCCTGTCCGCAGGTCGGGCAAATAGCTGATTCAGGATCAAATTTTTCATTCTGTATGGCATTTAAAGCTGTTTCATCAAATGTGGACGCATACGTCTGTTTATATTTCTCCTGCAAAACCGTAATTCTCTGCTGAATTCGTTCTGGTTTCTCAGCGGTCGCAAGGAAATTTCCCAGAATTCGGAGATTTTCTTCTTCATGTTTCTGCTTGAATCGCCTGTCATTTAATAAGGAAACGATTTTTCTCTTTTCTTCCTGTAATGCTTCTGCTGCATTTGAAATGATCGCATCTCTGGATTTCTTGAGACCTGTAATCTCGTAGCAGAGCTCGTCATATGCTTTATTGGTTTCATTTAGCAGCTTTTCTTTTTCAAGAAGACCATTCAGTTTATCCAGCACGGCATTCTTCTTTTCTTCAAGAATGGTAAAATCTGGTGTTCCCTGTTTCGGAAGTCTTTTTTGTCTCTATTGAGTTTTTTCACAACTTCCTCGACAGAATGATTCTTGATGATTTCCGAAACTTCTGGATTGTCCTGTAATACTTTATCCGCATTGAACCCTGCCATCTTTTCAAGCATTACTCTGGCACTTACTGTTGATTTTCGAAGTTCATTAAGGAATACTCTGGCATTACTACACATCATAATGGTTTCTGAGTCTGATATTCCTTTTAAAAATTCCTTATACTTTGTCTGGTTGTAATCAAACCCATCAATCTGATATTTTGTGGTACTGGAAGATTTACCCTTCTTCGTTTCCTTGCGGATCACGGCTTCATCTCCATCAATCAGAAGTGTGAGTTCTCTGGATACGACACCCTCAACTTCTTCTCCGTCTTCTTTTCTTCTGACATTATTCGGAGATGTACCGTCTGCAAGCTTTCCGGTCAGTGTATCAAAATATGCGTCCATCAACGTTGTTTTACCCTGACGGTTCCTACCGGACACCATCGTTCGTGGTGCAAACTGATACTCCGCAGACTCAAACTTCTTGTAGTTTTCAATGTTAAGCTGTTTCAATTCTACTGTTTTCATACTGTTTTATCCTCCACCCAATAAGCCGACACTTCATAGGCTGTTTTCTTCTCGACCTGATTTCCGACTTTTTTGTTGTACTCTCTGCTCTGGATTCTTCCCTGTAAAATAATATGTGTGCCAGTTCCGCAGGTTCCCATGTATCTTGCATTTCTGCCCCAGCAGATGCATGGTATGTAATCAGATATGCCGTATGATCTATTTACCGCCAGAAGTACATCTGCAATCTCTCTTCCATTAGGTGTTGTTCTGTATACTGGTTTCTTGCAAGTAAAACCATCCAGAAGAATCTGATTAACTGGAAGTGCGTCTTTGTCCATGAATTTTGCTTCTCTTGCGAACACAAAAAGAAGTAATCTACTGTGATTTTCTTCGTGCTTATTGAACGATCTGAACTGCCCTTGAATTTCCATCATTTCTCCTGTATAGTTCTGTTTCACATCAATGAGTCTCTGTCTCTCAGAAACTACAACCGGAAGAACATCTTTCGTTCCGCTAAATCGTTCTACGCTAAGTTCGAATCGGTAAAATTTTTCACCATATACTTCATGGCTAAATTCGAATTCTGTTTTAATTTCTCCAACCAGTGTTGTCTGATTGTTTTCCAAAAGCTTATTCAATTCCGTTTACTCACCTTTCTAGCTGCATAAAATAGGAAGGGATACCATTGAAGATACCATTGCACTTATGCAGAGCAAAAATAATGCAATCGTGGAAAATGTTCCCACCTGTGCCATCACTCCGATAAAATACATTCTTTTCCTCATATCCCTCACTTCTTTCTTTTAGTTGCTGCTGCTGCAAGTAAAGCTACTGATAGTGCTACAACTGCGACTTCCAGACGTTTTGTTTTTGCCACCTGATCTGCGATGATTTCGCTTGCAAGGCTCTGGTTTTTAGTTACGTTTTCGGTGTGTTTTGTGATTTTAGACATAAAAAATGCCCTCCTGGTATAAATTTTCTTTTCAAATACAGGAAGGTATGTTATACTTTACCTGTATTTAACTTACCCAAATTAAGTTAGATACGTGCTCCGGTAGGTGTTGCGTCACCTCCGGGGCGTTTCACTCTTCTTTCTTATCGGAATCCCCCTCGAAATATTTAATTCCTATGATCGCAGCTACATACTTTTTATCAATGAATGTGCTATCGTCAGCATTTAAAACCGCTTCCAGAGCTGTAAGTCTCCCTGCCAGAAAAGCAAATTTCTCTTCGAGGGTTTCTGGTTCGTAAGTGTTTTTATTCATTCTTTGATTCTCCCAGTATTAAGTTCATAAGTTCCTTGACCAATTTATTATTTTCTTTAGCAAGCTCTTCTTCTGTCCAGAATCCAAGTTCTACCGCATGTTTAATTCCTTCTTCGGCTTCATCTTTTGACATTCCTCTTTCCATGAAGAATTCTCGCGTTGTTCTTGCAATCATGGATAAATCAGTCATAATATCCGGGACATTTCCTTTAAAAGTAATTTCTCCTTTTTTATTGCATTTAATCATTCTCTTTTCCTCCTTCAAAAATCTTTCTCCCCAATATTAATTCCGCAAACGTTCTAAGCGTTTCTGTCCTTAATCTGTCAAGTTCTTCTTGTATTTTTTCGTCTGTCCACAACCCCATCTGAGCTGATTCAGAAACAAGTTCATCGGCTTTTTCCTTGGAATATCCTTCTTTCACAAGGAAAACTCTTAGTCCCCTGCATATCGCGGTTAATTCAGAAAGCAACTTATTTGCATCTTCTTCTAATTCAACTTTCCCGCCTTCACATTTGATCATTCTATTTTTCCTCCATTTCTCTTTTCAGTGTTTCGTACAGTTTCTTGTGAATCGGAGAATCATCCGGAATATCTCGAATCATTTTGATAATCTCAGCTTTTTTCTCCTCTAATGTCATATTTATAAACTCATTTGTTTCTTCTTTTTTCATGCTGGCTTCCTTTCTGTGGTATAATCTCCTATGGGAAGGAGGTGTGTATTATGGATAAAGAACAAATAGTTCATGATTTAGCAATTACTTATGCAAAGTCCAAATTAAATGAATACATTTTTGACAGAAGAGAAGCTCCATTGGCCGGAAATACTTCTATGTCAAATGACGAAATTCAATATTTAAAACGTGCATATAATTTTGCTATTCAGAATCTGTCGGATTAAACGCTCGTTTCCCGTATAAAGCGTTTTGAATTCCATCTGTAACGCATTCGGTAATTGTCTTCCCGTCAATATTTACCGTGTGCGTTACTTTTTTTGTTCTCGTAGGGGCAATCTCTTTACGAATGGCTTTAAGCTCTTCTAAAATCTGTTTGAGTAATGCATTAGTTTCTTCCAACATATCATTCCTTTCTATGTTATAATCTCCTATAGGAAGGAGGTGTGACCAATGGATATTAACCAAATTGCTCATGATCTGGCTGTTGCTAAATCTGTTAAAGATGGTTCTGACACCAAAGAAATCATTAAGTTGTACCACGAATACAACGAAGAATTTCTTAATATCCTGTCAAAAGAACCGATCAAACTAGCCAAGGCAATATGTCCACATAGAGCACATCATTTAAACAAATTTTCAGCAAATGGTTTTCTCCATTCTTATCAAATTCCAACATAATCATATCTGGATACATAGATGGTCTAACAAGATCGCCATAAGAACCGTCAATTTCAAACACATCTCCGCTCTTTAATTTGATAATTGTCTTTTTTTTCATATTCCCACCTCCCTACATTGTCATCTGGGCATTGCAGTCGCGAATCATCATTTTAGTATTGGTACAAGGTGTCCATCCTTTGATGTATTCGACTGCTTCCTGGTATCTCAGCTTGGGAATGTTATTTCTGGCATTTACATCGAAGTAAGTCTTTACATCCCTGTTACACTCTGCAAATACCTTTTTTCCAATTTCATCATAGGCATTGGATTTCTTTCCACCCAGAACCTCGATCACCACCTTGGAAACTAGATCACTGATGTACTTCTGCTGACCGTAATCAATGGTCATGGTATTCTCAAGTTTCTCGATTCGCTCCTCATGGTCTTGATTCCCCTGAGCCAACAACTGAATCTGCTCTGCTGTGGTCATTGGTTTCTGATAAGAGCCTGTCTTACGGATTGTTGGGAGAACTTCACTAGTTACCCAGTGTTTAAATCTTTTAGCTGATTCAAGTTTGCTTCCGAAGATTAAAGCGTATAAGCCAGATTCGTTGATGAGTGCTGTTTGAGTTTTTACCACATTCCCATTTTGGGAATCTGCTTCAAGAACCTTTAAAATTCTGTCTTCTTCTTCAACATGAACTGAAACTGCTTTACTCGCATTGGAATATCCAAGTGCTAATGCCACATCTTTTCCAACGAACCAAGGTTCATTGTCAATAGTCACTGTTCGAATTTCTCCGAACTCTGCTGAATTGAAAATCTGTAATTTGTTCATATAATCTCCTTTCTGTTGAGTTTGACTTCTTATCTCTTTATAATGTAAGTACAGGCATCGCCATGCCGAGTAACTTGAAAGGAGATAAGAATTTGATATTGCTTCCTTACATAGATGGTTTTTACCGCTCTGGTGAAAAAGTATCCGAAACTACTGTTTTCACTTGTTGTAATTGCAATTCCAAAAGAACTGTAAAATCTGGTAAGTCCATCCCTAAGTGTTCAAAATGCAACGATTATACCTATTGGTTTAAAATCGTAACGCTTTGATTACTTTCAATATCTGCAAACATTGTTTCTGGGTGATATTCATTCTTTAAATCACTGTTTTCATAATCTATGGATATCACTTGGAAGCAAATGCTTGCACCGTTTTCGGTATTGAATACTTTCAAGTACTGTTTCCCATTTTTTGAAAAGCAAATTACTCTTGTTTTATCTGGGATTCTTACAATCTGCGGTGCGAATATTTTTTTAAAAATTTGCTTTAATGCTTTCATTTTTCACCTCCTAGTTATTTTGAAAACATTTTTTTAAACAAGCCTATCGAAAATATGGATTCCGATAACAATTCCAACGCAAATGCTCACTATATCAATTACCGAATATCTTTTCTTGAAAAATAATTCATATATGAAGTTTTTAATTTTGATTCGCCTCCTACATTGTCATCTGGGCATTTTCCTGCTCAATCATTGGAACAATGCCTTTTTCTTTGAGCATGTTGTAAAGAAAAATTCTACCCTTCTGTTTCCATTTGGTGTTCATCTTCACATCACGTCTTCCATCTGATCTGACGATATCTACAGTTTCTGAATGTGTGTACCCATTCTTTGAATACTTGTCATACAGCAACCACTGACCGCTCTGCTTGTACTGGATTCCCAAATCATGCAGGATGTCATTCATCTTCTTGCCGGACATTCCGTAATCTTTAGCAATCTGGGTGATTGTTACCAGTCCTGGATTCTTTAAGATTTCATCGTAGTAATCGGCTTTCGGTTTAAGTTCTCCGATTATCTGATTCTTGACGCTAATCTGCTGTCTCTGTTCTTCGATAAGCTGGTCTCTTTCTGCAATTTTCTTTTGCGCTACAAGAATTGCTTTTGCCATCAACTCATCATCAGAGAGTGTTTCCTGTCCGACAATGTAACCACCGTTCGTTCGGATAGATGGAACAACTTCATCAAATACCCATGATTCAAATTTCTCTGCTGACGGAAGTTTACTCCGAGTAGTGAGACGGTATATATCTCCTTCTGGAATGACTTTTAATTCCTGCTCTCCTCCGTCAGTAGCCACATCATTTGCTACGAAATATAGCTTTCCGTTAATTTCTACTGTCCGTATTTGGCCGAAATCTTTTGAGTTAAAAATCTGTAAACAGTCCATTTATTTCCTTTCCATGCCTCCGCCTTTTTTCTGGGGATTGCTCTCAACAGTATCAGCAACTCCATTCATATATCCCAAAATATAATGTTTCTTATCTTCTGGAAGTTTATTGATTCTTGTTGTTACATCTCTAATGAGCTGTCGCTTTTCCTCTGACATTTGTTCACCTCCTATAGTTAATTACGTTGTAAATGTATATTATCACGTTTGTAACGCATTGTCAACGTATTTTTAAATATTTTTACGTTGACAACGTAATTATAAAATGTTATACTTTTATCATAAAATAATGAAAGGAAGGTTTATAAAATGGATGAGCGATTGAAAGAGTTGCGTAAGTATTTAGGACTTTCAAGAGAAGATTTCGCTAAAAAACTCGGATTAAAAAGTCGCGGAAAAATCGAAAACATAGAGCTTGGAAGAACAAATCCCGACGAAGATTTTTTGAAGCTGATTTGTAATACTTACAATGTTTCCTATGACTGGCTCGTGAACGGAACTGGAAGCATGTTCCGAGACGACGATAGCGATGCGCAGGCTATCGTAGATTCAGTTATGACCGGCGACAACGACTTTGCAAAGAAAATCCTTGTGAAGTTTGCCAAGCTCAGTGATGAACATTGGAAGCAACTCGAAGAAATCCTTAACGAACTGGAAAATAATTAAAAAAAGAAAGACCGGGGAATAAAAAATCTCTGGTCTTTCTTTATATTCTCCTATATTATTTCTGTCGCCAATGGTATAATATATTCATATTCAAATACTAAGGAGGAATTACAAATGAAGAAGAAACTATTAGTGACAATCTGTTCTTTTACTATTTTAGGGGTTTCCATTCCAGTTTATGCCGGGGGTGTTACTGGTGTTGAAGTAAAGAAAGATGATTCTGAAAAATATGGCACAATCAGTGATTTCGATTATGATATCGAAGGAAGCACTGTGAAATTACATGGATATGATGGAAAATGCAAGGTTTTAGAAATTCTTCCGACATACAATATTGACGGAACAGACTATTTGTATGTTGAATCCATCATTTTCCAAGAAGGAATAACTGAGATATATGACACTATTTTTAATTCCTGTGATGTTCAAAAAGTATTTTTCCCAAAAAGCATGGAGAATGTAACCGACAAAGCATTGTCTTATTTAAGTCCTAAAGAAAATGGCGATCTTATTCAGATTTACTACGCTGGAACACAGGACGATTGGGGAAATATTTTTACGGAATATAAAAGAACAAAAGTTGAAGATTCTGAATTTGGAGAGGAAATGGGCGAATCAATTGCCGATAAGCTGAATGAAATGATGGGTTCTAAGTATGATAGTTCCGAATTTGAAAGTATAAATACTCTAACAATTTATATACTCTTTTAAAAGTATTTTCTGTTTTAACTTTATCCAGCAATTCAATAATTTTTTCTTTGTAATCCATAGTAGCCCTCCCAATCGAAACTTTACTACAGTATATGTCTGGGCAGTAGAAAATATGCATTCGAACATTTATTTTTATCATATTTTCCGTAAGTCCAATGAAACAGGACACATGGATTAATATTCGCCCTTGCAAACTGCCAGAGATAGACCGGAATATTTGTGATTTCAAATATGACCTTTACTTTCACAAATATAAAGTTCGTTTTTACCGGATTTTCTGTGATTTCTAGGCTTAAAGTTGAATGCTTGCACATATCATCTGCCAAGCGGATGAAGCTTTTACGTAAATAATCTTGATTGCACATCGGCAAGTGAATGATGTAGCTTGCAAAGAAGATTACTCCTACTGCGATCAGCAATCTCTCAATCTTCCTCATAATATATACCTCTTTAGTCTATATTTTATGTACTTAGTTATACCACTTTTTGTGCAAATTAATCGGGCAAAACGATAAAACTGCATTTTGAATGGATAAAAATATGAAAAATATTTCGGTTTTGACTATGATATTGTTGAATCTTGCGGTATAATATATGCAAATTTTACTAAGGAGGAAAAGATATGGCTATAATTAAATGTCCTGAATGTGGAAAAGAAATAAGTGATGCGCTAACAAAAGAATATACTGTAGAGATAAACGATTCTATGTATATTCAAGCAACATCAGAAACAATCAAAGTTTTCTATAAGCACAATCAAATTATGGAATCTCCTGTTGATGATTTTGTTTTGAATTATTCAAAAGAAGAGCCAGATGATTTTGGCCGCAACCAACTTAAAATCGCATTTTCTACCCCAAACTACAAGGATTCCTTTAAAATATGTGTAAATGCTAACTCTGAAAAATATGAAATAACTAAAGATTTTTTAGTAAACATAGCAGACAAGTACTTTAAAAAAGATTTTGTTTCCGATTGGTATCTTGTGAATGAATATGCTAAAAACCATGCTGACAAATTCAAATCTGGCGAAACCAATGTAAATATCCAAAAAGTTCAAAACAATGCTAGCAATCAGTCTAGCTCATTCTCGTATCAGCAGTTTCAAGAAGAACAAAAGAAGGATTCTGTGTTTGCATCTACCGGATTTACAGTATTTATGATTTTGATATTCTGGCCTATCGGTTTATTCGTTATGTGGAAATACAATCATTTCAAAAAAGGTACAAGAATTGCATTGTCAATCATTTTCCCCGTATTGGCAGTATTTGTTTTGGGCAGTGGAGGACTTAATTCAGACAGTGCAAGCACTCCTTCTCCGACGGAACAAAATACATACGAGCAAGAAATACAGGATATTGCAAATGAAGTATCAGAAGAAATCAATAATTCTTCTGATATGCCTACTCCTGAGCCAGTTGAAGAATCTGCACCTGATTATGTAACTGTCGGATCTACATTTGAAGTTAACGGGTTGCAAATCACTGTAGATGATGCGGACACTGATTTTCAGGATTACGAAGACGAATACGGGCTTTATACGCCTGCCGATGGAATGAAATATGCAAAGGTATCTTTTACATACAATAATGTTGGAAACACAGACAAGTACGCAAGTATCTATGACTTTAAGTGCTATGCTGATAATCAAACTTGTGAGAAACAAACATATGGTTTGGATAACAGAGGTTTCATAAATACTAATCTTTCCTCTGGAAGAAGTGTTTCTTTTTCTACATATTACAGTATACCAATTGATTCTCAGTCTGTAGAATTGGAGTATACTGCCAACGTCTGGACTGATGAAAAAGTATTAATTAAATTGCAGTAA